TTAGCTGGAAATATCTGTTGTTTTTGTAAATCTGCCCTCTCCCATACTCAAAATTGCCTCTATACTTTCATGTATCAACCTTTCTAACGCCTCTAAGCGCCACTCCGGCAGATTGTATTTCTTATGCCTTTCAAATTTGAAATCTTTCAGATTAATTAAAATTTTTCTCGTCTCTGTATTCATACAGGCTGCTGCCGTCCTTATCCAGCTATCGCCGATTCTTGGTCCCTTTTCCTGAAAATAGTTTCCGTCAAAATCAAAATCACCATCCTCTGCGTATGGGAGCAATGCGATATTATGATCAAACAAAGGCGCCATACACTGTATTTCCTGCGTCCTGTTATCCACGATAAAACCAAAGTTATTCTTATGTCTGTCTTCATTCATTATTATCGCATCTATGACAAACATTCTTTTTACTTCTTCCTCAAGTCCTAATTCTTTCATTTTTCCCAATACAGACAATACGGTGGAATTTCCCGTATCAACAGCTGCGTAAGGCAAAAAACCATAATCTTCTGTCGTAAAGCAGTTGCAGACGGAACAAATTCGTTGCCCTTTCATGCGTAAATCGTACTGAACAAAATCTTTCGTAAACCTGCTTATAACCTGCCCTGCATAATACTCTGAATAAGGTTCTAACCCCGCATTTCTGGCACCGGAGCTGCCTCTTTTTAACATTTTAATGGTATCATTTTCCCGTATCCAACACTTGGCGAAGGAACCATCTGTCCCATACTCAGGAGACGTTGTACTTAATTGTCTGCCATGCAAACCGCCTTCAAATGCGGTCCGTGCCACCACCTCGTTAAAGGGATGTGTATACAATGATACGTCTTTCCAACTCAGTTCGCTGTCCGTACGCTTTACCCAAAAAGTATCCACCAGTGATAACGCATGAGATATATCCAAAAATCCTGTCAAAGTATCACATCCGCTCAGCCTTAGCAGTTCTTCTATATTCTCTCTTTTCTTAGGTGCACGTCTATTTGATATAAACACCCTCAAATCACCGAACCATTCCGGTAATTTTACATACTGTTCAAGTATTATTGCTTCCTCCAAAACCTCATCTACACTGAACTTTGCTATTACCACATCTTTATTTAATAAATAATACATATCACATCCTCCAAAATAGCAACACCCCGATAACCTCACTGTTTTCTGCAAAAGGGGGCTATTCTTTCCAATTCCCGCTATTCCACATCATTCTCATTATAGGATACCACAAACTGTAACAAATCTAAATTGATTTTTCTTTTCTATTCATCTTTAAATAGCAAGGACTTTTATTTCATAATAAAAACAGCGCTTTCATACATGCAGATGACAGGGTCTTTCCTGTGAAACAAAAAAGCCTTGGAAATACTGTATTACCAGCAAATCCAAGGCTTTCTAATCAGCAGGGGATGAGAGAATCGAACTCATTTTCGCTCATCTTTACAAAATGCTGATTTTTAAGCCTAATATGAGCAATACCTGATTTTACGCACTTTAGGAGATTTCATAATAATATTTTTACACTTAAAAAAATATAAAAAACATTGAAAATATAACACAGTATGACACGAAAGATGACACGAAAAGGGAAAACTCTCAACCGGGAGGGGTGGGTATAATATAATTATCTTTTTCTCGTTATTCTGGTTTCCAAAAACTATAATATATATTTTTTATTATAGTTAAAAGCACAATAACAATATGTGCGAAAATTCCTGCATCCAGAGCACATATCCATTTTATAATCTGATCATTTATACAGGTCAAAAGATATTTTTCCATTACAGACAATATTAAAAATAAAATTTCTGCGATAACAGCATACGTAATACTGGACATTAAAATTTGAAACAATTTATATGGATTTCCATTTCCATCAACAAAATATTTTGATTCTTTTGTTTTTAATTCATTAACATTTTCACTATTACTTGTTATCAAAATAGACAAATACCCCATCGTAAAACTTACAAACAATGTCATAATTGTTATATAGCTGCCGAGAATATCATTTGCGAAAGCATTTGTACTTGTATTAAACCTTAAATTTGGTAATACGCTAACCAAAAGAGAAATAATCATTACACTAACCGGCACGCCCCACATAAACCTAATTTCCCTTGAACTATTCATTTTGTAAAATTTTTTAATTGGATCTAGTAATTCTAATAATTCAAATCTCTTTTGATTTCTATTTGCTTTCATATATCCTCCTAATATCTTTTGATTTTTTCTATCATTTGTACCTTTAATTCATCCACATTCGGTTCTTTAGATAATGTATCGGTAACTGTAACATACTCCTTTTCTTTCATTTTTTCTGTATCAAATGATAATGGATTCCCATCAGCAGCATTCGTATCTACACGTATCTTTTTAATATCCGCCCCTTCCCTACCATATTGATCAAAAAACCTTTTTACTGTATTTTTTCCAATTCCAATTTTGTTCGATGGCTTATAAATTATGTCAAATTCATTTGATATATCTTCATTATCATTTGCATAATCTTTAAATTCTGAATTACCTGTCAATTCGGAGTCAATAACCAATTTAACAGTTTTTATTTTATCCACCTTCTCTAAAGCCTTTAAGAAGTCATTCGATATAATATTAAAGTGATTTACTTTGTATTTAATATTATCATTATATGAGTTATGGATAGCTATTATTTTTATATTCAGATATTCGAATATTTTATTCAAGGTAACTCCATGTGCGTTAACCTGTAATAGACATACTGCCTCTTTCGAATTTTCTTTAGTATCAAATTTAATTACAGCACATGTTGTTTCTTCATCACCATCCCTTTTTCCTTTTTTCTTATTTTTCTGTTCCTCCATCGTTTCTGTATTAACTACTTTTCTTATTAAACCATATTCTGCAGATTTGAATACTAAAAACAAGATATGAGAATCTTCAAAATATTCATATCGATCTATATAAATAATTTTATTTTTGTTAATTAGCTTATAACTCTTGATTTTTTTATTTTGTTTGCTTAAGACTTCAATACATTTTACAAAATCATTTTCAAAACAATCGACATCCAATATGTCTTTCCCTCTAACACGTTTTTTTAACAAATTATAAGCATATAATGTTACATTCATATTTTCACGCTCCCAACGTTTTTTCTTTCATTATACTATTTCTGTCAAAATCTGCAATATAATGTTGAAAAAAATCGTATATTAGCGTATACTAATAATATGTTAATTAACATCTGAACCGACGATACCTCTAACGTTGTTGGTTCTTTTTTATTTTTGTTCAAGAACATATGTTCTATCTTTACTTTACCACATTATATATGCATGTGCAACACAGAAATTATAGACATTTTTCACAAAAAATAAAATATAAATTTCTACTTCTAATAATCTCTAAATCATTTTTTTATGTTGCGGGTCCCGCAATACCATCTTTGGTCAGTCCGTGGTTTCCCTGCCAACTCATAGGCGCCGTTCTGCTTTTGCCGCAGCTTCCATCTTCTCTAGAATACTTGTTCCCTCACGCTCACCATCATCCTCCAGGGGAAATCTACTCATTTCTTTAAATCCTGTAAACGATTTATTTTCGTCATTAATAGTACTCCCATTCTGTTCTTTCCTAAATATCATCGTATTTCCTCCAACACAAATTTTTTTATAAAGTACTCTTCCCATACCCAATCATACCTCGTAAGCCGCTTCTACACCTGCTCATCCGAAAATGATAACTCCTCCTGAGTATCTTTGAAAGAATTCTGAAATTTTTTCAAGCTGCCACTCTTCTAAATCAAAATATTTCTTCCCCATCCATCTTCGTAATTCCCTACGGCAATGAATAACTTTTAGAGGATAATTCTTGACCCGGAATACATCATGGTATCCTGGCACGTCAACGTACAGCCCCTGCTCGCCCCTCACCTGATGTGCATAATTGTTGTCTCCCCATCCCAGTAAAGGATTTTGGCTTCCCCATCCTAACTGCCACCAGTACTTTCCGTATACACACGGTACATTCTTTTCGTATGATTTCATAAGTAACCGATACCGCACATCATCGAATATCTCCAACTCGTTATTCTCTTTCGTATCACCTATTGCTTCAAAAATCTGTATTGGAGCATACTCCTTCATCAACTCAAATTCATCTTCCGTCACCGGTCTGGCAAACCATGTATGGCATCCCATACTTACCTACCTCCATTACACTGTCATAATAAATCAAAAGCTATCCATCCCAGCAGCTCAAGTGACATCACTATCGCCACCATCGACTTATTACTTACACACTAAAGGGGAGCTAAATACGCTCCCCGCACAATTCACCTCTTTATTCTGTACTCAATTTATTATAGACCGAAATCTGATCTCGAATAGGTCATCATTTATTGTCAAATTATTAAATAGCTTACTTTATCTCACAACACCACATTTCTCCACACCATTACTTCGCAAATATCATTAGTACCATCACACCCATTAAAATGAATTCATTCTTTTTAAATCATTTGGCACATCATCACACAAATGTTTCACCTTATTCAAAACATCATTTACTATTTCTAAACACTTATTTCGATCTTCTCTTGATACTTCCACAAAATTATCACCAGGATATCTTGCTTCAAAGTAAAAATCCTTTAAATATGCTAAATCTGATATATTCAAATCCGCAGCATACTGCCTGTTTACTTCTACTCCAAGTTTCCGCAAATTATGTGTCCCGAGCAATTTAGTTTTTTCATCATAGGATATTTCATCACTGTAGCCGCCCAAAATTTTTGTCAAAAAATCTTATTTTTTCTGTCAAAAATTTTCCGGAAATATTTCAAGATTTTTTCTCTTCGTTAAACGAGACTTTCACGAACCATAATCATGATGATAGGTATCTTTCATCTGAAGTAATAAATATTAATGCAAATGCTTACGGTATCAGTTTTACTTTTTGTAAAATAGGACGCATTATTCAATTACGTTTCGACGGCGCTGCCTCTCAAGTGATTGAGGCAAATAAAGAAAGCTATATCACAGAAGGTATTACTGCATATGGCATACATCCATTATATGGTCCACAATATTCCTCGCTTGTAAGTGATTGGTCGACTAATCATATGGCGCTTGTTTTTAACGGTAATTATTTATATATAAGACCAATAGGAAGTCCAATAAATGAGGGGGACCTTGTACGAGGCAGTATCGTTTATATTTCAAATACATAATGACTATGAATTTTTCAACCAGATTTGACGTATCACAGTAATTGCAACTGTTTGAGCTTCCCCATATGCATTAAAAAATGAAACTCTTAAATTGCTGTCACTCAAATAATGAAAACCTGTAAACACAAGGTCTTTATCAACTTCAACGTTTGTTGATAATAACGTATATCCAGACTTTACATCCTTAAAATCGCTGTAAGTATATGCGTTATAAGTATTAGCTCCTATCTGGATTTGCGGAGATAAATATGTTTTTTCTACTTTAAGAATTTTATTTTCCAAGGCGCTATTTAGCGTTAGAATTTCCTGTGTGAAAGTCTCGTTTAACGCATTGTATTCTGTCTTGGTACAGTATCGACTATCATGGTCACCACTGGTTTTATGTGTTGTTAAAGCCGTGTTTAATGAACTGATACTCTCCAGTGCCTGGTCTAATTCTGTCTGATTCGCTTTCTTCCCAATCGCTTCATCAAGTGCAGTGGCTACATCTTTATTCTCATCTATCAAGTCAGCCAATTCTCTGAGTGTATCCGCTGTCTCAGGTGCTCCATTTATCAAATCTGCTACAGCCTTATCCGTGTAAGCAATTAACTGTTGATAATATGTCTGAAACACTTCCTGATGAGGGTCGGTTGTGTTATTTATATGGCTCTGCATAAGTGCAAGCTGCTGTTCTGCAACCTTTTTTATAAAAGCGTCATTATTTATGAGTTTTTGAAAAATCTCATTAAAATAATCTGCATGACCAGGCGTTGTGGGTTCTAACTTTCCAATCTCATTATTATAAATCTCTGAAACCTCAAAATTTGCCATCCTGCGCTCCCCCTTTTAATATAAATCCTGAATAGAAAATGTATCTTCCATGGTATCTTTGCCTTTTGCCATAAACGTGGCAATCGCCACAATATCATTCTCTTCATCAACCAGTGCTATCTCTGATATATACTCTCCCACAAGCTCATTCGCCTCGATTAATAAAGAATACTCATAGCAGCTGTCAGACACCTTTTTAGATGCCGTGTACTCTTTTCTAAGCAGCTCATGGTTTAATGCTGTACTTTCTTTACTGGGTGAAATCACCTCTCCACTCTCATCCACACCGCCGGAACCAACAGCAATATATTTTACTTTTGGAATTTGCCCTGTTGTATGAGTTGCTTCCGCAAGTTTTTTTCTCTTTAAGTCTGTAATTACCTGTTTCATGAAATCTCCTCCTCATATCTGTACGCATCTAAATTTCTGCTTCCATCCAATAAAACCTCACCATTTAATGTCCAGTAATTATGTTCCACCACACGCTTCAAGTGGATAAGTTTCTCTTCACTGCCAGATATCTGCATTTGGCTTTCAGAAGATACCTTGAATGCTCTTATGACACCATTCAATATCTGTGTTCCATCCAAATTCCAACTGCCGTCCAGCATCAGATAATTATAATTAACAATCACAAGCACGGTATGATATCTTATAAACAGCTGTTCCGTCAACTCATTCATCGTTATATAATATCTGAATAAATAATTATCTTTTGCACCGGAATATTTTATCTGCCTCACTGTATTTCTCAACACCTCAAAAGCTACCGGCTCTATAATATCAATATCATTTTCCAAAAGTACATAGAACTCAGCCCATCGGCTCTCATCTCCAAGTAAATCTACCACTCTTATTAAAACCGGATTTTCATAACCAAGTGCCTTTATTGCCATTTCCACTCCGGCATTAGTTCCGCCGAGCCGCTTTATTTCAATGTACCAGGCTATCCGTTTTCTATAACCATCATTGCTTTCTCCTGGATTTCTGCTCATCCTCCTGTCTGCAGCATGTACTGGGAGCATACTATCATCACAGGTTGCAATCATGCTCTCCTCCCGTGCCCGGTAAATATCCTCCATGCACCCGTCAAACCATTTCCCTAACACCTCGCAAAAAATATACCAGTTATTAATAGATTTTTTCACCCGCTTAAAGGGAGATGTGAGAAGATAATACATGTAGTCTTTAAAGCTGTCATAAGCCATTCTCACCACCTCCAACGTTAGCGACCTGAATATTCAGTTTCCCTAGCAGAATGACATTTCCTTTTTCCAATTCAATGTCCCCGGAAGGCTCTGAAATTACCGTTTTCTTATAATCACTGATATTATTTGCCAGTGCGACACGGATACTATCCAGATAAAGACAATTCATGTCCTGCCTATCTGTCAGCCTCATTGCATTTTCTATCAGATATTCTCCCTGCTCTTTCACTCCGGCTGTAGAAACACCTTTTGACAAATAGATGGTTAAAGTAACATTCTGGCGAACAACCGTTGCTGAACGGCACAGAAAATCATCATAATTTCCTTTTAAATATGCAACTGCCTGCTCCACTTCCTTAAGCAATGTCTCCGTAGCTTCTCCGGCAGAGCTTGTCACGATGATATCAACCGTTCCCTGACCCCTGGGATGCTGAGAGTCGATTTCTACACTCAGCACTCCCGGAACTGTCTTAGCAGCATTCTTCAGTTTAGCGTCTGTCGTCCGTTCTGCCGCTTCTTCAAAAACATCCAGTGTCCGGCTTCTAAGACTTTCTGCCGTTTCAATTTCCGCTCCTTCCCGGTACAGCCAATCGCTTTCATTGGTGACGCTGGCAATTCCGTTTAAATGTATCATGGATATATTTATTTTATTTGCCGGAAGATTATAATCTGTTCCGCTTTTCTCTGCCTCCACGAGAACTTTTCCTGTCTCCTGTCCCTCTTCTATCACGGTATCTTCCACCGCATAAAACTTATATTCCTTCCCATTGATATCAGGAGCCGTTTTAAACATGTGTCCTTTACTGATAAGCAGTGACGAAGTAAATTCTTCCCGATAAATGGTGATATAGCCTGACGCCTTTACTGCCTCCCTTAAAAATTTACCGTAATCAGCAGCCTTCACAATCAGGCTCTCTCCCTCTGCGTGCTTAATAAAGCAGGAATTTAAAATCTCTCTTGCCAGCTGCTTTATTTCAATTCCCACCCGGACAGCAATACGGATTAGGTGGTAAAAAACACCGCCTTTATTGAAATTATTGATAATGAAACCCTGCTTCACCAATTCCTGCTGTATTTCTGAAATTGTTTTTTCCTCATCCGGCAATGGAATGATTTTTTTCATAATGCTTTCATCTATCATAAAACCGTCACATCCTCCGCTAGAAATTCCATATTGTACTGTTCATCAGAATCTTGTTTTGAAACCATAACCACATCTTTAAATTTATCATCTAAAAACTCGATATCCTGCTGTGTCTTGCGTGAATCCAAAAAGCTGCGTTTATCAATCTTGGCTTTCACACGTTGTCTAATTTCCATCTCCAGGAAGTCGTCTTTCTCTGCATGGATAAAATCTGTAAACCCGAAGCCATATCTTTCATTGCCCGTGGCATCCTCATAGAACAGTTCCCCCTCTTCCGTGGCAGCTTCTAACATCAAATCCTGCTTCCAACATTCATCCTCAGAAATTGTTTTAAAATCTCCATTTGCGTCCGGGATTGGCTGCCCCCCTGTATCCAGCAGAATGTCCGTGTTATGCTCTCCTGTTATCGTCATTCCGTTTTCCTCCCAAGCACCCATACCTGATTTCCGCCATACAATAATAAGACAACCGCAATATCTCCTTTGTTCAGTTCCACTTCCGTTTTTACTCCCGGCATTTCAGAAAACCCGTTATCTTCATTCCCGTTTTTGTCAAGAATTTTGAGCACACATTCAGAAATGCTATTTTCTTTTTTTACCTGAAGGACTTTTGCATACAGCCCCACCGGGTATTTTATATGAGGATATTTTGTTCTAATCTGTTCCTCCAATTCTTTTTTTACAAAGGTTTTCATCATGTCAGACATTTTCTTCACCACCTTTAAAATAAATATACATCCGGACCCGTCCTTCCTCATCACTTTTAATAATCGTTTTTTCTACCAGGGGCAGCCCACTGTACTTTGAATGTTCCACTTTAATCCGCTGGCTGTGATGTATCCACGGGACGCCCAGAGTTTCGATTTCAAACAGCTCTCCGTATTTCTGCATGGAAAGAATATTTTCATTCTCTCTTAAAATGTAAATTGCATCCTGCTCTGGTCTGCAGCCCCAGTAAAATACTCCATCCCGAAAAAAGAAATCATTGGCAATCCCCCATGCACTGTTGATTTCCTTTATACTATTAATGCCATTTTCATTATTTAACATGACAACATCTTTACTGCCATAGGAAGCACCCGATAAGACAAATTTATCTATTCCCGCCCGGAGCAGTATATATTTTATAATGTCCTGCGGTTCGCAATATTGAAACGTTTCCCTTAGCTCAATGCGTTCCAGTTTTATCATATCATCCCTGATTAAAATTTCTTTCCAATAGTCATTTCCTGTTCGTCTGGCATGTCCGGTAATTAAAGTATCATAATTTTCCTCATAGCCAAGCTGCACGGACGCAGCTTCAAAATCTTCATAAGTTATCAGCTTTTGGAGTTGAGATGTAAGTTCCACCTTGCACCAGTCACACTTGGTTTCCCGGCTGCCAAAGCAGCTCACCTCAATACCATCTGTTAATATATAGTCTTTCAGATTCACCCTGAATTTTGGTGTTAATAGTTTTCTTTCCATACCGTCATCGTTTTCTTTCCGTACCATCGCCTTACTGAATCATAGCCCAACTATTTCCTTTTTTCACTGCCCGAACATCATGTGCCGGGCTTTTACTCGTATCTTTCGTTGTTTTATTCGCATTCCCTGCCACTCCACTCGTCCCAGATGACTGTGCAGCACTCCCTGTTTCAGTTCCAGCAGCTGTTGTCTGTGTCTGGATAGCTGCTATCATGGGTGTTTCTAACACCAGTGAAGCAGTTCTTCCGGAGGAAGAAGTCACGCTTTTTGTTCCGAGACTTTTAAAATACACCTCTGTAATCCCCCTGGCGGAACAATCCTCATTCACCACCGGGAGCAGCCTGGCAGCGGTCTGTCCATAGTCTTTAAACAGCCGCTGCATATCTGCTATCTGCTCTAAAGTGCTTTTGCTGCCATCCTCTAAAATAAAATCTACCGTTACCTTCGCAGCTCCATATCCTATCGGCTGGCTGGCTTTTGTCTGTCCCTTGTCATCCTCGATTTCATCAATCTTGGCTTCCTGCGTAATCTCAACGCTTTTTACCTGACCGGACAGGACAACGCCTCCAATTTTCATGATTTCATCTTCAATAAACAGCATTGATACCCTCCTATGCCGGCTCAGGCTCCCCTGAGTTCTGCGCATCCGTAAGCTCGTTGATTAATTTCTCTAACATTTTCAGTTCCTTAATGTTCTTCGGGTCTACCTTGATTTCCAGTTTCTGTATCACGATTTTTCTTTCTTTTTCCGTGATGTGGCTTTCTTTTATGGAATTTTCCGATGTATTCGTTTTCAAGGAAGATACTGTGTGCAGTTCTTTTTGGGAAACAGTGCTCAAAAATGTGTTTTCCGTTTTTTCTGTCCCATCTCCGCCATTCATTTCCGTATGAATAAACTGCCCCATCTTATCCCAGAGGGAGGAAAGCGGGAGGATTGCCTCCGCTCCGGCTTCTCCGCCGCCCAGAAGGTTATCACCGTTTGCTCCAAAGATTGTCGGTGAAGTCATCACTCCGCCCTCTGCAAACCACTTTGTAGTTATCTTCGGAACACTCGGCGGCTTTAAGTTGAAGCTTCCGGATATGGAGAAATGCGGCATTTTCAAATCAGGAAGCTTCCACGAAAAATGGAACAGGCTTTTTATTTTCTCAATTCCGCCGCTTACCACATTAGCTGCACCCGTGATTTTTTCATGAAATTTATCACTGATTCCGGTCATGATACTTCCTACGATATTTTTTGCCCCTTCTAACCCCTGTGTAAACTTCGTTTTTATTTCTGTAAGTTTTCCACCCGTCAGGTTGTCAATAAAAGTAAGTCCCACCGTAAAGCGTCCCTTGACTCCCTCCATAAGTGCAGCCACAACGCCCTGCACTCCGCCGCCATGTTCCTCATAAGCAGCCTTCATGTTGGAAAGCTTCTCTTTCACGCTGTCTCCCGCTGCGGTCATCGTGCTATTAAATATTCCTTTTACCTTTTCCATACCATTTGAGACGGTACTTTTTATTCCTTCTATCGCGCCGGAAGCATCAATTCCGACTGCACTTAAGGCGTTGTCCATCACATTTAAAAAACCATCTGCAAATCCGCTGACAAAAGAGGTAATTGCCTCAAATCCGCTGCTGAAAAAGTTCACCAAATCATCTACAGCAGCCATTGCAAAATCACATGCTCCGGAGAAATCCCCATGAAACAGTGCCACTACTGCATTCACAACATTTGTGATAAACGAAACCAGACTGGAGAGCGCATCCGTTAATGGCGCTAACGCTGCCAGTATTCCCTGAAACGTCCCCACAATAGTTCCCAATGAAAGCAGCGCTATCGCCCCGGCTATCTCACCTATCACCTTTAAGATGGGCTTGACTGCTTCATAGAGCTTCATCAGATTTCCTCCAAGAGCTTCCAAATGAGGCTGCAGGTTCTGCCATGTTTCCATGACAACGCCCTTTACATCATTAAAAAGTCCTGTCCAGAAATTCCGGAAACTCTCCGATTTATTCCACAAGATGGCAAACGCTCCCACCAATGCTAATATGGCTATGACTATCCATCCAACCGGGGAAGCTGCAAAAGCTCCGTTTAACACAAGCCATGCTGATTTTAACGCTTTCACAGATGTACTTACTGTATTTACAGTTTTTCCGACAGTTCCGATGATACCAATAAGAGAGCCTGCCGCTATCAGGATTACTCCCAGCTTCATCGCCACATTCATCAGGGTGGATATGGTGTTTTGATTTTCACTAATCCATTCCGAGCCTTTCTGTATCAGCCCGTCCACCTTTTCAAGCGTCTCATTAAATGCCGGGAGCAGATTATTGCCAAGCTCTTCCACATTGTTATGTATTTTCTGTTTTAGGACTTCCATCTTTTGCGCCGGGGTATCATTAATTGCCTGCGCCATTCCCTCTGTGACACTGATACCGCTTTTCATGCTTACTGCCAATGAGTCAATGCCGCTTGACAGCCCTCCGATGTCATTATAAAGAAGGTCAATCATCGCCACCGCTTCATCCGTGCCAAAGGCTTCTTTTAACTGCTGTTTTTCCACAGCGTCTATGGTGTCGCCATATTTACTTTGAAGCTGCGTCAAAATCTCCGGCGTTGTCAAAAGCTGGTTGTTTGCATCCACAAAAGACAATCCTAACTTTTCTCCTGCAGACGCTGCAGCATTTAGAAATGCTTTGTATTTTGTGGCAGCTTCAGAACCGCTCATAGTGGTCTGAAGCTGTCCTAGAATCGCTAGCTGCTCTTCCATGGAAATCTTATTATTGGTTGCCGTAGCTCCTAAGACGGAAATTGCACTTGCCATTTCCGTACCGGCAGTTTTATAATTCTTTACCGCCGTAGATATTCCTGCGGAAAACATTTCCCCGAAGTTTAAATCAGACATATCCTCATAGGCACCCTTATAAATGCCGTACCCGGTAGCAAACAGAGAACCCATTTCCTCTGTGGTGGATTTTGTTGCTTTTCCGGTTAAAGCTGCCAACTCTGTAAAGTCTGCCACCCCCTCATCTGTGAGGGAAGCGATACCTGATTTAATATCATAAGCGGCTGTGATAAAATCACTTTTTGTTGTTCCTGCCCAGGTGTCAGAAAAACCCTTTGCTGCATTTTCTACCGCTTTCAAATCCGTAACACCCAGGGATGCCAGTTCTCCCAATGCGTCCTGTGTTTCAAACGTGGACTGTACTGTCGCATATCCGGCAGTAACAATAGAAGCTCCCACTCCGCCTAAAACTGCTCCCGCCTTCTGTACTGTACCAAATTCCTCCGTAATGGATTTAGTGCTGGTTTTCACACGCTCTGTTGCATCGGAAAGCCCTCCGGAAAGATTGTCCGTAAGTCCTAATACCACGGAAAGTTTATAAACAGAATCCATTCCCATGTGCACTCCCCCTACTCTAAATCCGTATCCGGAAATATGGCTGCCACTCCATGGTTGACTGCAATTTCCATATCCCTGATTGTCATTTCCTGTGCCACTTCCGCCATTGCAAGCAGCCGGAAAAATTCATCAAATCCTATATTCTCAAAATCTTCCGGGATAAGCGCTCCGGGAAGGTATTTATAAATAAACAGCCTCCCCAGTTCCACTTCATTTTCTTTTATCTGCTCTTTAAATTCTTCTACAGCTTTTTTACCTGTGTCTCCTTGCTAAGCCCCAACATACCAAGGAGCTTTTCCCCAATGCCGATTGACATTGCCGGATATTCCTCCAATGCCTCACTCAGTTCCTCTTCCTGCTCCGGACAAATGTTGTCTAACAAGAACATTTTTAACGCTTTACTTCCTGATGTGGCAGAGGTCTTGACGTATCGGTCATAAGACGCTGTGTTCGGTCTCTGGAAAATGAAATTGTATTTCTTTTCAGTCTCATCATCTTCACTGAAGGACGTCCCGATTTCATAGACTTTTTTTCCGGCTGCCTTATACTTCTCCCTCAATTTTTTAATGATGTCTTTCTCATTTTCCGGTATCTGTTTCTGCCCCAAAACACTGCCTTCCGGTATCCTGTTCTGTTCTGATGTCTCAACGTCCGGCATCTGATTCTGCTCCGGATTTCTAATCCCTGGCATTGTATTTCCCTGATTTACAAACGGTGTTCTAATGTTCTGATTTTCCATGATAATTTCCTCCCTGTTTTCTTGAGTATTTCTTTGTTTTTGTCAATTATTTTAATTACGCTCTCAAGCCATTATACTTAATGCCGCCATATGCCGTCCCCTTCAGCTCCACATTCAAAGTTTTATCACCCTGCGCAGCCTTAAAGGAATTCTCGCTGAATTTTACCTTGTTAATAATATCCGTGGTGGTTTTTTCATCCTCATTGGCAAAGCTCACTGTAATTTTAGGAATAACATATTGAAACAACCTTTTTACTCCATTTTTTTTGAGTACCCGACAGTACTCGTTAAAATCTTCACGGGACATAGATACCGTCACATCGGAACTATAGTTTCCGGTTCCGTATCCCCTGGGGTCTCCGCCTCTTCCATAGACAGCCTCTTCCTCCTGCTTGCTGCCATAGGAGATTTCTGTGATTTCAATGTTCTGTATTCCCGGAACAGCAATATCAATGCTGTTCCAATCATACGCCCTGCCATTGATTAATTTTTTCTTTCCCATTACTTACCGCCTTTCTGCTACCCCTCTGATGAACCGTATGGATTTCTTACGGCGAAGCTGGCATTGAATACCCTCGCCGTCCCCATCGGCACCCACTCTGCACTCACATCTAACGTTTCATCTACCAGGATATTGACATTTTCCGTGTCAATGGTGACTTCCCCTGAGCTGATAATCTTATCGTCCACGCAGTCATCCATTGCAATATTCAGCTCCGATTCAATGCCCTTTACACTGGTTTCCACCTCATCCGGTTCTATCTCCTGCTGAACGTTGTCCGTGATTCGTTTATTCACTTCCCGGACAATACGGTTTAACACCCGGACGTTTTCCACATAAGGATAATCGCTGGTTTCCGGTGCAAGAGTTCTTGCATTGGAAACATAATAATTCTCATTGCCCGTATACTGTCGGAATACTGTATATCCCATATCATCAAAAAGTTTCGTATACTCTTCCATTCCTTCCGGGAGCAGTTGTAATAATTTTGCTGAACTGATTGAAAATTCCTTCGTATATCCGATAGAAAGGCTCTCTTTTGCCCTTCCAAGCAGCCCGGATATAATCCCCGCCAGATTAATGACTCTTGTACTTAAATCCTGCCTCACATACATTCCATAAGACAGGGAAACGCATATATAAATGCTGCTGATTCCACGCCTTTCCTCTTTCATGGCTGCCAGATACTCATCAAGTGTTTCCTCTTCCCTGATTTTTCTGCCCTCCACCAAAAAGATTACCGGCTTTTTATAAGTATCAAGAAACTCTGCCGCCTCCTGCTGAAGGGCTGCCCACAATGCTTTTCCTGAAACACCTGCAATATGCACTATCTCAAAAGAGATGTTGCTGTTTTTTAATTTTTCCACCGCCTGCAGCACGCTCTGGTTATTCAGCGCCGGCTCTGTGGTTTCAAAGGAATAGGCATCCCCCTCTTTAAATACCAGTGGATTTTCTACCTCTGAAAATTTAACCGTCAGTCCTGTCCCAGGCAGCTCATAGACGCCTGCCATCGGTATCATCTGTTCTTCTGAAAAAGTATCTCCTCCGTTCACAGAATACCGGAACATTCCATCATTCAAAGCCCCTGTTTCCGTGATTTCCAACACTACCTGATACACATTGTTGGGATTTCCATCTACGGAAATCACGCCTGCACCATCACCGGAATGGGTGATATCACTCACTGTTCCCGGAATATCCGCCGGAACCGGAATAGCATAATTTTCTTTTAATCCATTTTCTGCGGCATCCATACAGGCATCCGCCAAAGGCGTCCACCCCAGCTTTTCTTTTATGGCATCCGGTTTCATGGTATTGGTAATTAACAACGGCACTGTGCTTTCCACATTGGAAACGCCGATTGTCACCTGTACCCCTCGTCCCTCCACAGTGCTTCGTCCCAGCTTGCCATCTTCCACCTTGACATTTATTGCACTATACATTTTTATTACCTCCGCTCATAGGAGCATTTAAAAATGCCTTCTTTGCATCCTCGTACTCCTGCTCCGTAACCATTTTCCCGCTCCGCCACCCGGATACGGCTTTCATTCCTTCAAACACGACATCCGGTGTATTTTTTACTGCTTTCAACTCTTCAATTTTCAAGTACGATTTTTCCATCTTCATCCGCCTTTCCCTCGTTTGGCACATGCAGCGCAATATGCTTCATTTCTTTATCAATATAGACACCGCCCGTCATAGTCACATCAAATTCCACCGCCACCTTGCTCCTTAAGATACTGTCCTCTCCGTCCACCCATTCTGCTTCGCCAAGCTCCACTTCTACCCAGTTTCCCTCTACCGCAAGTCCTTTGGGAATCATTGTCAGAAATTGCGTGAAAATTTTATCCACCTTTTCATCATCAGAATCTGCTATCACCACATGCACTATCGTAACCCGTTCAAAAAGTCTCTTCCTCGTCAGCCATTGTCCCGCTTGGTCCTCATATATTTTTTTAGACTTGGAACGGGTAAGAGACTCCTTTACCCGGAGCACGGCTCCCACATGGGTTTCATTGCAGTTTCTTAAGCTCTTCATCGATTCATGTATTTTTCCATGCACGCCTGCTTTTTTCAGGTATTCTATGATAAAATCCTTTTCTGCCTTCATCTCTGCTCCTTCACGATATCCTCTAACATCTCCCTGATATCCTCATCATCCTGCCTGCTGATTCCAAGGAATGGTCTTGCAGGTATGTTCACCCTGACGGAAGGCTTGCTAACAAAGTGGTCGCCAATCTTAAACTTCAGATACTTTCCGTTCTTTGCCCGGATGGTCCGCTCATCACCAAACTGGTGGGTAGCTGCATAGATTAAGTTCGTTCCCACGGCAAGCCCTGTGCTGTCTGCTTCCGCCTTAATAGATGTTCTGAGTGCCGAGGTCCGTATCAGCGTTTTCTCTCCGGTTTCCCTTGCCCGGATAGAGGGGTTCCACTTCGTTCCTTCCGGCGTCTCCTGTGCCTGGAAACGTTCCATGGTGGATGTCCTAAGTCCCTCCGCTATGGCGTTCATAATTCCTGCTTTATCAACGTCCATGGCATTTAAACGTTTTAAAAGCTGATTTGTTCCATCCTTAATTTTAACCGTAACAGATGACACGTTATCACCACCCCCTCATGCTCTCTCTGGTAAACAGCCTTTTGGAACTCTCCATTGTAAAGCCGATATTTGCCGTGCTGCCGGAAGAAGCGCCTCCATCCGGTGATACTTCAATATCAATCTTTCCCTCCGCCACCCGGAGCAGAAAGGCAATGGCTGCATTATACCTGTTCAGATAAGTTTTCTCCCGGTCAGTCTCATCAATGCCCTTTCGGGATACCAGATTGTAAAGGGCGATATCCTTCGCATATTTATGAATGACGGTTGGTGTCTTTTTTAATGGAACTTTGTACCGCTTTGCAAGATATCCGTCAATTTCCGCTCCAGCGTCTGCCGCTGCCTGCTCTGCCAGGGGTGTAATTTTTTCTATGCGTTTTTCCCTCTCATCCTCATAGCCATCGTCAACAATGGCATTTATCATATCATCTTTGAGCATTTCCAATACTTCCTCAGCAGTACAGTATCCCATTTACAACCCCTCCTATCCCTGCATCTCTTCCGTTCCATCAGAACCGTAAGCCATCTGCCAGAAGCCATATCCGGCATTAGAGCGTCCATCACAGCCCCAGATGAAGGTATCATTCATAAATACATTCTCATCCGTATCACGGTTTAAGGCTGTCATCTTGATTTTCTTCCGCTCCTGGAAGATAAACGGCTTTAACGGTTTCTTCGTGCACAGCAGCATCCACATATGAGGCTTTGACGCAAATCTTGTTGTGACAAGGATTTCTGCAGTATCCTTCAGAACATTGGTTGTTCCATCAATCTGGTCTGCTTTTAAAATAAGTCGTGCTGCCTTTTCCTCTGCGGGAGACACCACCAACAGGTCCGGGATGATATTTAAGCTCTGCCCTTGGTCTCCTGTTAAATTCATCATGGATGTTCTGGCAAGCTCATAGCTTTCCGCCGTCAGTCTGGCATGGGATAAGTTGCTGGTGGCAACACCATACATTCCGGAAGGATGCTCCGCTGAAAAGAACGGCATTCCGTCATAACAGATTCCTGTGAAACCGTTCCGGGCTGCATCAAATACAAGTTCATCCGGGAACTCTGCGGCTGCCTGTCCCATTCCCGCAATATAGGTGCTGTAAATTCCGTACTGGTCATCCTCAATATCGTCTCTTGGCACTGAGACGCTCATTTCGAATTTTCTATTTTTAATCACGTACTCATACGCTGCCAGAGACTGAAGTTCACGCTCCCCGACCCACTCTCTCATCTGCGGGAACTGCCCCAACCATTTATAATTGGTCTCAGCGGTAGAGCTTGGAATAGTGGTTGCAATTTTCTGATAATCTGTGCTCACCTCTGAGAATGCCTTATTATAAGCTGTGGAATAGCTCACATTAAGACCATTTAATACCTGCTGATTTACTGCCATTTTCTTTTCCTCCTGTACTTTCCTGTAACTACATCATTTCAACTACTACGCCGTCAGCTTCTACTGCAAGGATTTTTCCTGCGCAGCTTGCGCCTTCCGCATTAAGGGTCACCGTCTTAGCGTCAGATACATAACAATCTTTCAGGATATCCGTTATGCTGATGCTTCCATCCTGCTTCCAGAAAAACGTCCCTCTCCGCACCGGGATTGCCAGCTCCCCATTCTCTCCTTCCAGGTTGTCCCTGTATTTCTGGGAACATCCCGCAATTCTTAATCCCTCTTTCAAGGATGCCTCTTCCGCAAAGCCGTCTGCATTGATGGCGATAATGCAATGCTCCCTGATTTTTACCCCGGCTGCCATCGGCAAAGAAATATTTAATCCATTCAGCCTTTCATTTCCTGCTCTGTCCATTTTTAGCCCTCCATAAAATACTTTTTGACATCTTCCTCGGAAATACCGCAGTTCTTAAGCACCTGGGCGTCATAATCCGCTTCTTTTTTCTTAGGTGCATCGGAAAGCTCCAGCTTTCCCGGCGGAACCACCACAGGAGCTTTCTCCATAAAAGACGTAAATCCTTCTTTATCTTTTAAGACATACTCCCTTGCCCAATCCTTCTGTGCTGCTGTGATTTTTCCTGCTTTCAACGCCTCCATCACAAGCTCGTCCGCATTCCGCTCCGCCAGCTCTTTCTTCAGGGAAAGAACCTCCGCCAACGCCTTACCGTCCCCTCCAGCTTTCAATGCCATAATGGCAGCCGCCACATCTTCTGTCCTTGCGTCCTTGTCCAGTTCCAACAGTGACAACACTGTAGAATTTGCTACCGGAACGGTTTCATTTCCGGCTCCTGATGCAACGGGCGTGTTCTCTTCCTCTCTCTTTTTCTCCGCAGCGGCGTTTCCGGCTTTCTGCAGTGCCTTTTTCACATCTTCCTCCGTTGCCGTTTCCGGCAGTCCAAGTAATGCGATTATTTCTTTTAAGTCCATGCTTTCTTCCTCCTTCAAATTCTCTATGTTCATATCCATAGAATTTACAAGTGCAAACATTCCGTCGATTGCCGGAGTGTTTGTCAACGCCAGGGAATGAATACAAGCTGCTTTTTTGTCCTTTTTCCGGACAAGCACCACCGGGGAGAGGTACTTATATTCTTTATTTTTCAAATACTCCTCCGCCTTTTTTGTCCATTCCACTTTGGCAATCAGGGCATCGTTCCCTTTGTAAATATCCTTGACCCAGCCCCCGGCGGGCGCCTGGACATCCTTTAGGGTCTGGTGCTCATAATCAATTACCAAATCCAGCTTCCTTCCTTTGAACTGATTCACAATTAAGTCGATGCTCTCATCATCTACAATGAAATCGCCTTTTTGCGAATGCACTGTACCCAGCGGAAGGATTTTAACCTCTGTCGGTGCTCCATCGGCAGACACTGCCCCGGCGGAACACGCAATAAAATCTTTCAACTTTAATCTCACTCCTTTTTACCGTCCACAACCCCGTTATAACGCGTTATAACGCATGTGTTTTTGGTTTCTGCATAATTTCTACGTTTTTGCATTAAAAAGCCCGGTTTCGTCAAATATCACGTTTCCTGCTCTGATATGCCTTTTTCAGTCCAGAATCTATTCCGGTAAAATCCGGTTTCCAAGTATCCAGTGCCGGATTATTGGAAAATCCCTTATCCGGATAACGGTAAATGATTTCCCCGGTGGAATAGTCCACGTCATAAGGCGGTTTTTTACTGACCGGAATCCCGGAACGCTGTACCTGCTTTTCTGTCATGCTCACCACTGTGCACCTGCACCGGAAGCCGTTCGGCGGATACCATACCTTCCAGATAGGGTCGTCGGCACGGTAAATCCTCCCGTCCATCCGTGCGTGCGTCTCCCTGACATGCCCGTCCCCCGCCGTCATATATTTCCAGTAGGGACGCAGCCGCATGGTCTCAGGCTGTGTCATGCTCTTATAATGCCCGGCGTTATAAGCCGTCTGCATATTGGTACGGAAAATGACGTCTGAATGGAAAGGATTTATGCCCTGATATCCATTCCGTTCCAGGAAATCATTCATACTCTCCCGGAACTCCCGCTGTGTTTTCCCCTGCTCACACGCTGCAGAAAGTTCATCCAAGAACTTCTGAAGGATTTCCACACTGGTATAACCGGATACAGAAAACGCCTTTGCCCTGCATTCCTCGGAAAGCGCCTGGTATTCTTCTGCCGGCAGCGGCTTCTTTTTCTTTAAGAACTCCACCGCCTCCCTGAAGATAAAATCACCGGTAATCCCGTATTCCGCTTTTTTCATTCAGCGCTCCTCCCTATCAGCTCCGCCAGATACATGGATTGATGAAGTATATCCTCTAAATCCGGCAAGTCCATCTGCTCATAGAGCTTCTGGAGTTTCTTTTCGTCTTTTAAGGCTTCCTGTAACGTTTCCAAGCTGTCCGTTGTGTCAATCATATTGAGAATCGGCTTCATCATCTCCTGAAATGCTTTCTCCGCCTGTTTCTGCGCTTCCGCTGCCATATGGTCTATCTGTTCCTGCTCCGCAGCTCCTGTATTTTCTTCCTGCCCACTGTTTTCTTTCTGTCCAGTATTCTGTCCCTGTCCGCTTCTCTTTTCCTGTCCATTGTCTGCTTCTTTCAGCAGCACTTCCATAAATCCGTCCGCTGTTGCATTCTTCAGGCTGTTCATATCCGCCTGCGGCGGTATCAGTTCATTTCTCCTGGGATTTAGCACCTTTTCCCCGGCTTCCGGCTTCGGAATATTGAATTTCTTATAAACATGACTCTCCGGTATAGGAAGCCCCATGTCACAGGCAAGTGTCTTTAAAATATCCACTGCCTCCTTCTGGTCCTCCGCCTCCTGGCAGTCAAAGGTGAAAAACGGAAGGTTGGCGTCCACGCCGAAATTGTATTCTACAAGGGCGCCTATGATATCCCGCCGGACAGTGGCTGCCAGCGCTTTAGCGTCCGCCACCGTCAGGTCGTGACGCACCTCATTATGTACCTTTCCCTGTGCATAAGACCCTCCGCCGGAGTCAGAAGATAGAGTCTGCCCCAAGATAGCTTTGCTTATCTGTTCGTCGCAGTACCTTGAAAAACGCTCATAGATATCAGCACTTGTGGTTTTATTGCTCTCAATGAACTCTATCATGGTGCTGTCCGGGATGATTCCGGCGGCATCCGTCCCCAGGCTGTAAATCGCCTCCATTAATGCCCTCTGGTCGTCCTCTGACGCAACAGCGTTATATTTTCCCAGCCGGAGCGGCATTCCAAAGACTTCACAAAAAGATACCCAGTCCTTAATGTCATAATTTTTAAACAGATACATCCAAGCTACCACCCTAAGGATTCCAGCCCGGCTTGCATGTCCTGACTTTGCTTTATAGCAATGAATGACAAATTTGTTGTGGGGAAAAGAAATCCCGGAAGTGTATTCCTTCGTGCAGATTCTCATTTCATCTGTCACGGAATCCCAGATTAATTTCTTCGGGTGGACATATTCCATGTTTTCAATAACGTTGAAGCCGTTCTCGTCCACACCCCACTCAATTTCTAAAATGCTGATACCCTTGCCGATGGCGTCTAGCAGGTCAATAAAATTGTCATCCAGATTCTCAATGGATTTAAGCTGCTCACTGACAAAATCTGCTATCTGCTTGTCCCTCTCGTCCTCGCTGAACGGCTGCACCTCCCAGTCAAGCCCTGTCACCGCCAGTTTCCTCGTCTGCAGCTGTGAAAACAGGTGCGGGTCTTTCTCCTCCATTTCCTCAAACAGCTCCATCTGCTCCCGGACGTCCCCCTCGTCTGCCGCCCGGAATATCCGGGCTAAACGCCTTGGAGTAAGCCCGTTGGAAGGATAGTTGGAAAACTTGTCATTAATATCCCCGGCTGCCACTCTTACCATTACAGGTCTTACTCTTCCGGTATCCAGTTCCAGGCTAAATGCCTCTGCTTTCTCTTTCTTTTTCTTCTTTTGGGACAACTTTTCTCACCTCCCTCTAATAAGCCCCTTTTCCCATCCGAAACCGCCTTTTTATGACTCCCCTGTAACCTGTCTTTCCTGCAACGCCTCTGATACTCTGTGCAAGCTGCACCGCCATCTGGAGACCGTCCGGAGCATCGTCATTCCGCCCCATGGGGAACTCCTCTAACTGTTTTAATAAGGTCTTATGCTTACGGTTAAACTTGATATACCCGTTTTTTATTAAAGGCTGGAGTGACTCAATGCGCAGTATTTTATTCACACTGCTTTGAATTTCCTCGATGGGAATGTACTCCCCCTCTTCCACTGACTTCTTTGCCATGACATCTTTAAAGAAATACTGGAACTGCACCGTCTCCACGCCAAATTTGTAAAATCCCTTTCCATAATCCCGTTTTAACCTGCGGGAAAGCTCTATGATATCCTTAATAATCACATCCGGCTTTCTTTTTTCCACATCAGCGTCCGCCACATACATGTATCCGGTTTTTAAGGACACCGCCAGATTGATAATGGAACTGGTATCCGATTTCTTATTTTTCCCAAGAGACGGGTCATTTGCTCCCACAAACAGGAACTCTCTGCTCTTCCAGTCCATCAGTTCCGGCTCATAATAATCAAACCATTCCGGATTGAAGGTTGCATTTTCCGGGTCGATGGGGTCATTCTGCAGCTCACTGTTGAAGGAAGCCTCGCCCTCTGTAACCAGCATTATCATAAGGTCATAGTAAGAGAGTTTTTCTGCCCAGAGGACTTCTGCCCCCTCTAACATCTCTTCTCTGTGCTGCTCATAAAACGCCTTGGCATCCTCTTTGTGTTTCTCATTGAAAAGGTTGGTATAGATTTTTTCCCATTCCTCCCACAGGGCTTTGTTATCCGCCCAGGAAATGACTGCCTGATACTTTCTGGCGTTATATTCGGGGTTCTTCAGCACGTTGCTGAGTAAGGAATCGTAATGGAGTACCGTTCCAATATAAACAATGTCTGTATAGGTATCTCCTGCTTTTGACACTGCCTTTTTAAACCAGGAATCCAGTTTTCTCCGCTGCTCCGGAGTATTGACATTTTCGTCATTTTCAATGTCATCTAAGACAATCAGGTCAGGTCGCCAGTTCCGGTGTTTCCTGCCTCGGACCTTTTTTCCGGAGCCAATGGCTTCGATTTTCACGCCTCCTCTGGTGATAATGACGTTAGAACGCCAGGCTTTGTCCCCTTTCTGAGTGCCAAAATCTTCAATGATATTCCCGTTTTCCTCCAGCTCCGTTTTGATATCTTCCAAAAATCCCTCTGCCTGCTCGGAAGAATCGGATATCAATATGACGTAATGCTTATAAAGATACAGGGCTGCATGGAGCGTGTCTTTGAATGTAAGATTGGTGCTCTTGGCGTGTCCACGGGGAGCTGCTATCACGTTTTTAGAGCCGTTCATCCGGGATATCTCTTTTGCTGAAAAAATGGGATTTTCAGATTTCAGTACCCCATCTGTCCAGACGGCATCCAGTTCCTCATGAAATTCCGGAGACTTTCTGGAAAAATAGTGTGGCAGATAGGCTCTGCCAAAATACCCCAGGTCAAAGGCTGCCAGTTCTTTCCTCAGCCCATGCTCCCCTGTCAGGGCTTCACCCCTCTGGTAACGCCGTTTAAGTTCTTGCCTTTTTGGCAAATTGTCATTTTTTCTGAGAACATACGTCTCAAAAAGCTGTTTCTGATACTCCCTCTGGTCTATGACCTCCCGGTCAACGCCCTCATCCAGTTCACGGAGCCATTCTTCTAAATCAATCATCCTGCAGCATCCTTTCTTTCGCCCTGGCAAGGATATCCTTCATCTGCGCAGCGGATTCCGGGTCATTTTTTATCATCTTCATAATTTCCGGCTCCATCTCATCAAATGCCAAATCCGCTTTTTTCTTCATATCCTGTCTGACTTTGTCCTTATAGGTTTTTGTCCGGGACAGGGAAGCTATCAGCCGTCCCGCCTTATCTAACGGCATTTCGTCAAACTCTTCCTCCGCCGTAGCGACTTTATTTACAAGACCATTCATCGTAAGCGCAATCGCCGCTTCTGTATAATCTGCGTTTGGATTTTTCTGTACCACCTGGATAAGCCGTTCTGTCTGCGCCTGTGCCTCAATCAGCCTCTGGGCTGCGGTATTCGTCCGGTTGGCATATCTGCCGACACTGGATTTTGATATATCATACCCCTGTCCCTTTAAAAACTGACTGATATACTCATAAGTATTTGCAGTATCCGCAAGCATCACATCTACCTTCAGCTTTAACTCCTCCGGCAGCTCATCTATTTTTGAACTAATCCGGTTCCGGCTTCTCTGTTTTCCCATTAAATATCAACCCCTGCATCTTCAATCGTGCCTTCCACCAAGTCCACGCCCTCTTTTGTGAGGCGCACCATGGCATCCTCCGCATAAGCTGTGTAGGAAGTGATTTTCTCATCGGTAAACTCAATATATCCGGCGTCCTCCAGGTAATCCAGATACTTGCCGATATCCGGAGAAATCACAATCCCGGCTGCAATCATGGTGTTGGAAAGCTGCCTGACGCACAGAGTGTTTCTTGTACCTTTTACCAGGCTGCGGATAATGTACCCCCGCACCGCCTTATTCTGCCGAACCTCTTCCCTTTCTAAGTCTGTCACTGTCATCACCTCACTTGTCTTTGTTCATGCCAAGAAGCAGCGTGTCAATTTTTTTATCCACTTCTTTAATGTTGGTTTCCACGTTGTTCATAATCCGGATATAGTCCTCACGCAGCACATAAGTAATCGGGAAATCCGATTTCATGCTGTTAATTTCTTTCCGGATATTCTGAATGTCTGTGTCCGTCTTTTTCTCCAGTTTATCAATCCGCTCATTTACTTTTACATCGTTCTTATCAATCCGCTCCCGGATTTCTCTGTTGCCCGCTTCAATTTTTTCCTGAATTTTTGCATTTGATTTTTCCACGCTGTCAATCCACTTTTTTATGAAAAAAGTAATAATGCCGAGAGCCAGCGTAATCACTCCCGCCATCACGTCCGCAAATGTGATTACATATTCCATAAACCACCGCCTACCGTTTTATCATCCGTTCCGCCAGCTCCATCACATCATCCCAGCCATTCATGCTGACTTTCGCCACAATAAACGCTGCAAGGAAAGACGCAAATGTCATGAACCACTCTACTGGCTGCTTCATGAATGCCATCATGGCACAAAAGCAAATCGGTGTCAGTATGACCGCTACGATGTAGCAGATGAACTTTGTCGGCAGCCTGTCCACTGCGGGAATGCTTTTTAATGCTTCCACAATCAGCGTGGTAAGCAGTGCACACACGCTAATGAATATCATCAGCACAGATGCCACCCTGGCAGCTTCATTTACTCCTAATGTTGTTAGAATCTCTGTCATTTTTACCTCCCTCCGGGCAAGAAGAACGTGCAAAAAATAGCGTGTATCTTTGATACACGCTTATTATAAAGGGGTCTGCTGTGAAATTTTTAGGGGAAATATTTCCGGAAAAGTTTTTTCCGGGAACGCAAATTTTTTATGATATTTCAAGAAAAATATGAATTTTAGGCTTGACTTCCACGTATATACGTGGTATTATATACTTGTAAGGAGGTGATACCATTGAGGGATTTCATTAAAGAAGCTACCTTGGTAGCAAAAGAGCTTAATAAGCTGCTAGACCAGCTTATCAAGCTCGCTTGGAAGATATCCTCCCTGCTCGGTGTGATACTCTTCATTATCTACTCCGTTCTGCATTAGGAGTAGGCGGGGTAAGGGCGCAAGCCCTTACTCCTATAAAAAAAATAACACATTTCCCTCAATCGTGCAAGATGAAAGAATTCACAATTTTATGCAAAGAACTGTTTTTACTGGTTTTAAAATGTATTATGTGTATCATTCCATTTATTTTATTATGGATGTTTTACCACATGCTATTTTAGGAGGTTACTATGGCGTTACACCTGCGGGAGCTGCGAAAAGCTCAAAATCTTACTGTCCCGGAACTTTCAAAATTGTCCGGCGTTCCTGTCCGGACAATCGAGGACCTGGAACGGCGTGGAGACGGAAGGGTCTCCACGCTAATCAAATTAGCGGATGCGTTAGGGGTCACACTGGATGCTCTGTGCCGGTAGCCTCTAATTCTGCAAACCACTCTTCTAAAGACATCTGTCCCACTGGCGGAGCATCTTTTAAGACATTCCATAGCTGCCGCATGGTGATGTTATATTTCTCCGCCAGTTCTTTTCCATTCGAACCGTTAAACTCTTTTTTGATTCTCCGGTTTCTCGCCGGACCAATCACAGTCTCCAGCTTTGGAAAATACAGCTCCTCGCCTCTGGCGTAGTTGCTCAGTTCCACAAATTTCCGTATACCGATGATTTCCACCACATTAAAATATTTTTCTGCTATGTCCGTCATCTGCGTTTCCTCAATCAGTTCATCCAACAGTTCCTTTGTCATGGCTGCACCCTCTTAGACTTTCTTTGTGTAGGCGAGGCTAATCCAGCCCGCTCCGCTCTTTAATTTGCCCCACCCGTTTTTCTCTTCCACGATGGTATATTTCTTTTTCTGCCCCGGACTTTCATTGATTGCCCCCGTCACGCTGTAGCTTGTCCCTGCGCCGGAACGGATACGCAGACTGTTGCAAGTAGTCTGAATGGTATACGGTAAAGAAGAACTTCCTTCCGGCTGTGCGCTCTCCGTTTCCCCCTTCGCCGGCTCTTCCTTAGCGCCGCTGCTGTCTCCCTTCCCATAGGAGGCAATCGCCTTTTTAAAAGTGCTCCACTCTTTATTACCCTGTCTCACATCCGGCTCTCCACATCTCTTCCCTGTCACGTCATAATGGCGGAGCACATGGTCTGCGTCAATGCCATACTTGTCCATCAGGTATGCAAACAGCTCCACCGCTGCTTTCTTTGTCGCTTCTGTATAATACCAGCTGCCGTTTTCGTCCTTCTTGACACACAGCTCCACACCGATGGAGTTGCTGTTCCGGCATTCCTTATGCTTATAAGAAGCTGCTCCGCAGTGCCAGGCGGTGTCATTCTCCTCCACACACTGCCAGATTTCCCCGTTATGCCCCACAAAAAAATGTGCGCTCGCTCCATGGTATGTATCATAAAAATAGTTGCAATTTGCCTCCGCCCCGCCCGTGGCTCCTACATAATGCTTTACCAGATATTTAATCTGTCCGGCTGCCCGGTTGGAATTTGAAAAATTTACCCTTGTGATTTTACGATTGATTGCTGGTTTTGTCGCTGCCATTACTGCTGTTCCTCCTTTTCTTCCTCTTTGTGCTCTTCGTCAATGCCCTCCGCGCCGTCAAAACCCATCCTATCCGGGTCAAACGCCGCACGGAACTCCTTCAGCTCCTCTTCCGTCATTTCAGATACCGGCTTTTCCGGCTCCTGCAGACCTAATTTTTTTGCTTCACTGGAAAATGCTTCACTCATAATTATTTCCTCCTACTCTTTCTCTTTATTATAGTCAATGGTGATACTGGTCTTGGTTTCCACGATTAAGCATTTTTTCAGCTGCCTTATCGTCTCGTCCAAACCTTCCTCCGGAAGGAAAGCCCTGATAAGCTCTCCGTTCTTGATTTTGCTGATATAATAAAGCTCCACATCAAAATCCGGAGCAGTATCCCCTGTATCCGGGTAATTAAACACGCTGCATAATACCTGACGGTCTTTTGCGTAATTCCCGGTTAATTTCCGAAGCAGCAGCTTTTTCTGCTTAGCGTCCGGAACCTCTGGCATTTCATTTAAAAATTCCTCCAACGTATACTCAAAGGTGTAATCATCCGTGAATACCGCCTTTAACATCTGTTCCAGTTTCGGGTCATATTTATATTTTGTCTCGGTGGTCTCGGTGACCTTGCCCATCCAGATCTCTTCTGTCAACAGCTCCTTCAGCTTGGAAACATTTAATACGTCAAGGCTCTGCCCGTCTGCAATGGCTGCCGTTCCCTCAGGAGAATAAAATTTCACATACCTGGTGTTTCTATCCTCTAATACCTGAATGCCTCTGGCTGTCAGCTCAGCCTTAATGGCATCCAGTTCCCGCTTGCTTCTTTTCTGCGCCTGGTCATACTCTACCGCCAGTTCCACAAGTTCTTCTGTCTCTATGTCGTTAAAACCTGCCATGTTTCTAGCCCTCCTTCTCTATTTTTTTCATAATCGCCTCGGCACAGTCCTCGCAAATTCCTTTGCCCCTGTATCGGTAAACCTTCTCCGCCGTCTCACAAAACAGGCAGCGGGGCGTATATGGTGCGACGGTCACAACTCCGTCCTTCATGGAAACCTCCATGGGGTCGCCGCCCTGCAGTCCCATGTCCCGGCGCATGGCTACCGGAATATTAATGGAGCCATGGCTTGATAATTTTTTATAATTTTTATCCATATATCCTCCTGTGTTTTTAATCATGCCTGATAAACGTCCCATAGATAATCGATTTTCTCCTGATAAGAATAGTTCTTCCTCCCCTCTGCTTTCGTTTTGTCCTCAAATTCCTTTGCCTTTAACGCCATCTTTAGGACTTTCGCAGCTCCCACTGCTTCCAGGCTGACGTTCCCTTTTGCATCGGTGCGGGTAGAAATAATTTGGGCTGCCTCTGCAAGATAGATGTCCCAGATAGGGCTGTCTGCCCTGTTTCTCCACTCATTTATGGTGTCGTCTATAAATTTTCCACGGTTCAGTCTTTTCTTATCCGGCGGAAGCCTGCCTTCTTCCTGAAGCTTTTTTTTGACCCGTCTATTCATGTCCTTTTGCTTCTGCGTTAATCTCTTTCCTGCCACTATCCTCTTCCTCCCTTCTTATCTGCCCTGATAAAGCCTGCATGGCTGCCAGATGGATATCCAGCATGTTGTCTTTAATGTCATCCAGTGATACCCCTCGCTTCCATGCTTCCAGTCCCATGAGCTGCTCTAATGCCCCGCACATAGTCGCAAGCTGCACCATGTCAATTTCACTCGCCTGTGTCAGCACTTTCCCGTCCCTGATTTCCATTATTAGCTTGCAATTTTTCAAACTCTGCTCCTTCCTCCTGCGTCTCTCCATAATGTTTCCGAAGCACATCATCAAGAGCCTTTGCCAGTCCCATCTGAATACAGCTTTCCACGAAACCGACTGTGATTTTCAACATATCGAATGCTCCTATTTCTATAAAGTCCACCTTGATATTGTCCTCTAATATTTCAAGAGCGCACCCATGTTTTACAATTTCCTCCCAGCTTCCATCCTCACGCATCACTATTATTTTCTCAGCTTTAGCTTTCTCCATTTTCTTCCTGCCTTTCTGCCATCTGTTTCAATGCTTCTATTAACTTGGAACACTGCTGATAGTCCAGCCATTCCACGCTGGAAACGTTAAACATTCTTTTACAGAACCCATTCAGCCGTGCCGGATTGGTCCAGTCCAGTGTTTTTGTCAGCATGTATATTTTTTTACGTTGATTCTCCGTGGCGCTGTTTCCCCTGCGCCGTTTTTTGGTCCGGCTGATTCCGGCTGCAGAATCCTTCATGTTCTGAAGAATGCCCACCACCTTGCCCAGCTCCCTTTTATTCAACAGCTTCACGCTTTCCTTACCCGTATGAGCTTCCACGAGCATATGAAGCTCCTCATTGCTTAAGGACAGCTCCGGGGACTTCGCTATCGCCCACAACATCCGGATGGTCGGTTCAGCCATCTGCACCGCCTCCCTTCCTTCCATAAAGCGTTTCCCGCATTCCTTTCTCCTGCTGGCTCATACAGCCCTGTGTCAAAAAGGATGGTATTTTTAACGGACTGTCCGTCTCCTCTTTCTTTCCGGGAAACATTTCCTGCTTTAATGTAAACTGTGTATCTATGGGGTTGCGTCTGTAGGCTTCCACTGCCGCAGTAACTGCCTCGTATGTAATTTCACTCTCCCGCTCCCCAGATACTTCAATCACAATCCGTTTTCCCATCTGTTCCTCCTTTCTCATGCAGACGCTCCAGTTCCTCCGCACGCCCGGCAACCTTTAGAGAATACTCTGAATAGATGCCCTGCTCCACAAACCTTTCCGCTTTCTCATGTAACATGTTGTATTTCATTAAAACCAGATACAGGTCGCCCTCGTTTTCTTCAAACAGTTCTGCCAGATAATCCGCTCCCACCCTGATATTGGAATAGCCGTCTTTTAAATCAGATACTCCCAGACGCTCCATGCGTTTCCTGTGCCACTTTTCATTTATCTGCAGCAAGCCCACACAATTTCCATTGACCGCATCCTCCCTGCCGGAACTCTCTACCTCAATCATCGCCATTAAAAGCTCCGGGCAGATGGAATACTCTGCCCCTATCTCCCGGCAATACTCCTGTAATTCCTTGGATATCCAGGTATCGCCGCCCGTTTCTTCCAGGGCGGGAGCTGCATATGCCCGTAATTCTGTTACAGAGAAAAGCAGCCATGCCAGAGATATTATGAATAATAGAAACAGCACTGCCATTACCGTCTTACTTTTGTTCATTTTCCCTTCACCCCTTCCATCAGAGCATCATCATATTAGACGCCTGCTTCATAATTTTCATAGTAATTCTGGTCTGCCCGCTGTCATTTAACAGGCGGATAACGTTATTCAACGTCCTGTCCAGCAACCGGAAGCACCCGGTCTGGGAGTTGGTTGCCCGGACCAAAAACTCCGCCATAGCTGCCTCGTCAATGTCGTAGCCCTCCAGATAATCCCTGACCTCCTGCTGGGAAAGTCCCCGCAGCTTATAATAAAAATCCATCCGGTTGGTGAAACGCTTATCATAGCCTTTTAACAGGTTTTCCAGTATCGGCTCCCCGGCAATCACAAGCCCTACGTCCGCAGAGTCCGTGATGTTCCGCAACAGCTCAATTTTCTTCTGGGTGTATTTGTTTATCAGCTTGTCCGCCTCGTCCATGATGATAAGGTAGCCCTCATTCACATTGAAAAACTCAATGATGTGCTCCATCCGCTCGTCAATGCTGCCGTAACTGCGGGACATTCCTATCCGGCTTTCTATCCGGCGGACGATATCTTTACAGTTCATGGTCTCGTTACCTTCAATGTAAATCACTCTCGGCATTTTGGCGTACCGCTTCAGGGTGTGGGTTTTTCCGTAGCCGGATTTCGCCACAATGATACCTAATGCCATGTTCTCCTGGCACGCCTTGCAGATACCTATGGTCTGCATGTAATCTGTGGATTCAAAATATTCAATTTTCTTCCGGACTCCGGAAACAATCTTTAATTCCGGCTTAACTTCTCCCTCGCCCGCCTGAATGTCTGCTTCATACTCCCTGACGAATTCCAACATCTTCTCTTCCAGTTCTGTGGAAGTGGCTTCGTATTTCCCGTTTAAAAATTGACTTACTGCCGGTCTGGAGTAGCCGATTTTTAACGCCAGTTCCTGCTTGTTCATTTTGATTTCCTTTAAAATCTCATTCACCCGGTCTGCTAGTGTTTTCTCCTGTGTGTATGTTTTTTCCATTAATGCTTCCATGTTCTTCCCAACCTTTCTTCTGTTTTATGTCAAAAATCCTGATTATAACGCCCGCAGGGATTTCAATGCGTCCTCTGCTTTCTTATTGATATATTCGTTCTCTTCCACCTCCTCCGGCTCCTGTGCTTTTCCCCGGAAACCGTTCCGGTAATCTTTATCCAGCGGCATGGATACCAGGTTGTCTTTCTTTTTAGGCTTCTTGCCAATCATCAGGTCAATGCCTCCGGTGACGGAGCTGAAGCCCACGTACTGGTCGTTCATTTCCTCAAATGGGATATTGGCTTCTTCTAATCTCCGACGGTCATCACGCAGCTGACGGTTCTGTTTCTTCATGTGCTTTATAAGTGCCTCTTCAGAAACGTGTGTGCCAAAGGCAAGCAGCTCCTGACATTCTGCTTCACAGATAGTTTTGCCGTCTTTTCCTATCACAAAAATGGTCGCAATATCGTTTTTATCATATTTAATGCTTAAGGTTTCATTAATGTGTGTCCGCAGTGCCGGATGGTCATAAATTTTTCCATAACGCTTTATGCCGAAGTTGTAAACTCTCACGTTGTCCTCACGGTACATGTACACAATCTGCGCTGACTTAGGCGGTGCCGGCTTATAATAATGCTCTTCATTATCAAAAAGCTCCTGCGGTCTTTTAAATTTCTCTCCCGCTTTTCTTAGCCCATTGTGAACTTTATTATGATATTTTTCATTCAGCCAGGTCCGCCATTGCTCATAGAACTCTTCCATGGTTAATAGCTCTCCCCTATCACACATCTTCTGAATATCCTTATCTATCTTACCATCTGTCTTTGAACCTGTGAGGGTTCCAGTGTATGATGCGAACCACTTGGTAAACCGACTGCACACCCCGCCAAAGAAACGTTCTATCTGTCCTTTTGTCCACGGCTGGTACGGCAATGCCCGGTGAATATGCTCTATCCCCAATTTCCGATAAAAACCATTTGCCAGGTCAATATAGTCTGTGCCCTCAATATCACGCTGATTTCTCGGAACTCCGGTCATTATTTTTGCCGTGTAGTCTTTTCCATTATCCATCAGCAACCACTCCGGCACTCCGCATCCGGAAGTATTTATCAGCTTAAGTAAGCTCTCCTGCAAAATGTCAGAATTTGCGTGATGGCAAATCACGTCACCGAATATCATCCGGCTTCTCACATCAATCCACGCTACCAGCACAGGCTTGATTGGTATCACTTTTCCATTAGGCAGTTTATAAGAAACCCAGCAATCGAAGGTGTGCTCGTCTCCCATCACAACTTCCATCGGGCGGAGCACCGTGGTGTCCATCAGAGCCTTGCCCATGACCTTATTCTTATATTCCCGCACCCCATGACTCGCCAGATACCAGGCATTCTTCATGCCCTCGTCCTCCATGAGATAGGTGATATAGCGGACTACCGACTGATAGGAGGGTATCCGTTCCCAGCCATTCAACCCTGCCAGTATCTGCAGCTTGTCATAAAGCATTTCCCGTGTGCCCTGGTTGGTAGCAAATTCCTTATTAAACCAGATATTCTTAATCGCCTGTTTGACCTCCGGCGTAAAACTTGGAAACGTGCCGGATTCTTTAGGTTTCCTGCACAAAGCCAAGGTTTTCAGATAGTCATAATCTGCTCCGTCCTGCTTATGTAACTGGTACGCCCATGCTGACGCTTCCTGATAGGCTTTCACGTATCGGTACAGGGTTCTTTTATTCTTCCCCAACCGTTCCTGTGCAAAGGTCTCTGCATACTCCGCCTTGCCCTTCTCGCTGTACTGAAGGAACTCCCGGACCACGTTTCCTATCTCGATTGCTTTATACCACTCGGTTTTCTTATACTCCATGAACCAGTCAATATCAGCGTTCACGTACCACGGTTTATCCTGCTCTGGCGTGCCTGCTGCTGACGCTTCCAAGCCTTCCTCTGACGTCATCTCCTGCAGCTTCACCCGCTCTTTATAGGCACTGCGTGCTTGCTTGGAGAGACATGATAACGGCACCATTGTTAAATCCCTGCCTTTACTATCACACCGCTGTTCTCTTAGAATATTAAATTTTTCAGGGTTGCGTTCTATCCGTTTCGACAACGTTTTATAAGGAAGCCCTTCCAGTTCTGCCGCTTCCGCCAATGGGACATAACTTTCCACCATCTTCTGTACCTCCTCTCTACTCTGGAACGTTCATTTCGAGGATTCTCTGAATCCCGTCCTCATACTTACCAGCCGCCCGCTCACCGTGAATTATTTTATTTAAATACTGCGGTGTCGTTCCGAGTTCATCTGCCAGCTCGGATGCCGTCATGCCTTTATCAATTAACTTTTTCTTTATCTGCTTTCCAAATGGAGTTGGTCTTTTTACTTCCCTCGTTTCACATCACCGCCTTTTATGGTACACAAAAATAAATGCTAACTAGACTATAAAAATCAATCTATATATGCTTTGTCAACCTCTGCATCCAGCATTTTCATTACTGCATTGGTGCAGTTCCACTTTGCTTCATTACAGCCTTCACAATATCTCTCACACAATTCCCCATGGGTTATCATTTCACACATCATGTTGCCCACTCTTTCTTTATTACCTGTTGCAATAAACTCTCTATTATTCATTTTTTCTCCCTTCCGCTTACCAATTCGAAGCCTCATTAGAATGTTACTCTGTTCATGAAGTCCTCCCTCCATCTCAAATGTCAGTTCATCCTCGTCAATGAAATACTTCCCGTCCTCTCTTAATATGAACGGGCAAAGAGTGGTTAAATAATTCTCCCGCAGAATATCTTGATTTTCTTCACTTTCTACTGGTGCTGCTTTTAGCTTAAGATATTTATGCACTTCCTCCACTGCACTTGTAAAACGTCCAATGTTTTCAAGTCTCACTGAAAATAATGGAATGTTCTTATAACATATGGCAATTTCATCTACCTTCTGAACGTGTTCTTCATATCCAACGACTTCTTCACATCCGATTACTTCAAAATTATCAACGCCGTTTTTCTTATACACTGGCTTATAACTTCTCTTAACGCCATCTGCGCAAAGGCTGTTATATGTTTCACCATTCCATTCAGAATCTAATAAAATCGTTCCATTCTCCAGGAAGATTTGTGTCCAGTCAATACCGTAGGTGCTGATTTCCGGAAATTTCTTTTCAAACTCCCATTTACTGATTGCTTTTACCAGTTCCATTTTTTCACCATTTCCTTTCGCTTTTAACTACATTTTTTTGTTTCTATCTTTTCAGATATGTGTTAAAATGCAAATAGCATAGAAAACGTCAGTACTCTATGTTATTTGCAGATGAGCATGAGATTTATGAGTTCGCAGCTCTCTTGTGACTCATGCTCACATTAAGTTTCCCCTGTATAAGGAAAGCTATCACTACAGTACTCAGCGAATTTCTAACTGAGTGCCGTCCACCAGTTGCGCCAACAGCTGGTGGACATTTCTCATTTTCTCCTGACCCGGAGGACTTACTCATTTAGCCGAATGGCTATTTTGTTATTGTAGAAATAACTGGGATATGTTATTTTTTTGTTGGTTTATTTTTAATTCCTAAATACATAATATCTTCAATATACGAGAATGTCAAGTGTTTTTATCGTATTTTGGAGTTTTTTATCAAATTTAAGAGAAAGAGGACTTTATGGAAAATATGATTGGTACTAGAATTAAAGAACGTCGTAAAGAATTACATATAACACAAGCGCAAATCAAAGAATTAACTGGCATTTCCTCTGGAAATATGAGTGAAATCGAAAACGGGAAAATACTCCCTTCTTCAGCTGCTCTCATGCAACTTTCAAAGGCTTTAAATTGCACAACTGATTATATTCTTTTTGGGAATTCTTCAATTAACGAGAAATCTTTTCCTTCTAATTTACGAGAAATTGAAGTTCAATTATTATCTATTCTGCGTGAATTACCTACATCCGACCAAGAAGAAGTTCTTATGATTGCCGAACTTAAACTTAACCGCAATCAGAGAAAGCGTGAAACAAATTTATCCCATTCCCAAGATGATAACATAAGCATTGCGTAATTTTTTATTATTAGGGTTATTTTTAAATCTTTATAAATGGCTATGTGTCGAATTGCTTTATAAATATGGATTCTAAGTAAACCCAATAAACACGCCAATTCGACACTGAAATTTATAATGTTCATTTTGTCGAATTGGTCTTTCCTTACTATAAATTTATTTTTCATAAGTAAAACGAGTTATTTTTTCAAAGCGTTATTTTTCATAACGCCCTATTTTCAATACTTTCATTAACGTTTAAATCAGATTTTTTCTACAATTTATAACGCATTAACGCCACGTTATAACGTTTCAAACATTGACCTGGTCCAGTGTATTTGATATTATGATTTTGCACCAACCTTTCGTTATTTTAAAAAGAGAGTAAACACTCAAAAGTGGCTTAAAGCCACGGCTTCTAAGTGTTTACTCTCTTTCATTTTGGCTCAATTTTCTTTTTACTTTACTCTGATAAAGTAAATAATCTGACAGGTTCAAAATAACTATCACAGGTTTCTTGATTTATCACATTTTAATTCGTCTTTTCCCTTGATAATTCGGGGTTTCCCACGTTTTCCCGGAATTAATCTACAATTCTCTCATTGAGTTTCTTTTTGTGACAGATATTCCGGGAGACCACAATCACATCTTTCTACAATTCCCTTAAGAATTTTCTCTACAACTTGTTGCGCTTCCACTGCAAATCTATTGTAAGAATCCTCATCATCTTCGTCATACCTGAGCAAATAATGCAAATCATTAAACGCCAAAGAAAAATAACTATTTCTCAACCTTCCCATAATACCACCTACCTTTCCATATCACTTTTTGTATCTCTTACCCTTGCTATTTCTTTTAAAAGGCACTAACACGCTTTATTTTACCATTTATTGAATTTACCCACTCCAATGTGTCCTCCACTATACGAAACCCTTCCACCACATCATCCTTTTCCACTATCACATAATTTAAAATCCTCCATTGCAACATCGTAATACGATTCTCTGTTCATAAGCTCCTCATGTAAACTAATTTGCTCCTATGCAACTCTCTTGTAAACTTTGAATCATTTGTTTGATATGTTTTATAGGAGTAAAAACAATATCTGTTTCCAGCTGCTTTTTCATGGCAATCTCATCTATGCAATCACGTATATCTCCCCGCAACTGACGATTCAGCAGAAGCTCCTCTGTTAGTATTAAAATGTCCAAATCACTGCTAAGAGTATTATCACCATGAGCATAACTGCCAAATAAACGAATTTCAGTAATTTCAGGAAATCTGTCGGGAACCGCTTTTTATTTCATTTAAAGTGCAGCCTGCTCTAGTCTGCTCATTAAAGCTTATTTCTTTTTCCATTATTCTACCTCCATCACTTTTGCCATAACACCACCTTATCCCTTTCAAACAAAACATCAAAGGTACGGCTAAGACTCTGATTTCTATTTCGCACCCTAAAAACAACATCTGTGCTGACACCATCTATGTCATCATCCAATACATCAATAATCTCACCGCGCAAGTAATGATCCGTTAATGGCTCTTCTGTCACAATGGCGATATCTAAATCACTGTCCCACTTATAATCCCCCCTTGCAACACTGCCAAACAAACAAATTTGAAATAATCCAGGTATTTCTTTCCCTAGTAAGTAATGCACATCTTTCTGTAATTTAGTACGAAATCGTTCCGGTAATTTTCCCACTTTGTGTCTCTTGTCTATTCTCTCCTGCAACTCCTTTGTACTTTGTGGTCCAGATTTAAACCTTATCCAGTAACTATCTGTAATCATATTTCCATTATTATACATTAAAATAACATCAGGATTGTAGCATAAAATGCCCGCATCCTCCAAATCCCTTTGCAAATCAGTTCGTGTCTCAGAAGTCACACGGTCATTCAAAAAGTGGAGTAAAGCTTCCTCATCTGACAACTCTGCTTTAAACTCGTAAGGCAAATTATCAGACAACTTTTCCAATTCTGCAACATCCCCGCACTCTATTTTAAAATTTAGTAAAGCTTCGTCCTTAATCATTAATGTACCTTCCAGATTTCTAAAACATGTCATTACCCTACCACCCCTAAGTTCTATCTCAAACACTTGTCTAATACAGTATCTTCGTTGTCTACCTTACATCCAGTCTCAAAACTGTACTGTAAGTCTAAACTCCCATAGCTTTTCTTACCCCCTCAATCGCCTCTGCCTCCTTATTATAAAAAATAGCACGCCTCTGAACAGTACGAAAGTATATTTTTAATTCTTCTGGATAATAATCTGTGAATGCCACATTCAAACCTAACGGATTAACAACTACATACGCATCTAATTGATCCAAAAAAATCTCGAGCAAACTGCTTGGAATCTGTCTATCTTCTAAATACTGTTTAAGGAAATCATGGATAGCGAAAGTTTGCTCTGTTTCGGCTGCATAAATAGCTAAATCTAAATCAGAGCGCTCACTATCATAATCATCTCTTAAGAAACTTCCAAAAACAAAGATATTATAAGAGTCCACATCTGGGAACTCTGCCCTTACTGCTGCATTCAGCATATCCAAAAAATCTAGTCTTTGAGACCATGTATAGAATTTCATGATTTGCGTATTTTAACCTCCAATAAATTCTTACTCTGCATTTCCTGACTAATAAATTGTGCAAGCCCAACTATGCAATGACTATAATTTACCAAAGCGGTATACAATTCCTCGTTAAGAAAGTCATAACTCAGATAATCATGTCCCAAATCATTACGCCGAATTAGGAATTCCACCCACGACCTTGTATCCGAATCCAAATTATATTGAGACAGAAATGAACGAATTAAACCACGTAAGGTACTTGACGGGCTTTCACAGAGCACAATGACACAATCCATAAAGTTTGTACATAACTATTTAAATCATCCCGGATTGCGGCAAATAATACGTGAGCCAATCTAGAATTTTTATCGACCTGCTCATATCATCCATCCTCCATTTTAATTTGAAATCTTTTAGGTAACTTACTTACATCAAAACTCACAGAATACTCACCTATACCCTTTCTAATCAAATCCGTTAATACGTGATGCTTTTAAAGTCTGCTGATATTCGTAACCATAAATCTTTTTACCATTTAAAAAATCTTCAAATAGCGATTTAGTATTTTGAAGCAGCTGTACTCTCTGCTCTCTATCATACTCGGATAACGATTTATCCTTTTGCAGAACATCGTAGACTTCCGTGGAGGATAATAATTTGGCTGTGTCAACATTCGTCTGGTGAATCAACCTTGTCTGTGTTCCCATTTTACTGGTAAATGAATTAATTGATGTGTTTAACAATTCTGCACCACATGGTAAAATCGAATTACTACTTCTGTTATAAAACATGGCATTTCCTGAATCAAAAACTGGAGCCATTTTTACCCACTTAAGAGTATCAGGATTTCTAAGAATACCAAAATTATTTAAATGACGATCTACATTCACCAAAATAAAATCAACTGACAGCATATCACTCATAAACTGCTTACACTCATTCAAATCATGTTGTTCGCAAACATCTAAAAAGCATTGATAATAAGACTGATCTTGTCTCTTTTTAGCGGTTTCCAAAATTTCTATTGCTGGTATAAATTCTAATTCCGTCGTTGTAAAATTCTTACAGCAACACCCAAGGCTACTACCGTCTGCTAGTCTTACATCAAAGAAATCATACTCAACACAGTTACTCATTCCTTGTTTTTTGTATATCATAGAAGCCAGAACTTCAGCAACTGACTGTAAAGCGGTATTACCGGAATTGCTCTTAACGAGCACTTGCGTGCCTTCATGCATTATCCATTTTTTCTGCAAATCACCACCTACAGAGGCACTTGGCGTGAAACCGTTTCGCTCACTGCACTCTAAATTGTCAAATTTATCTAAAATAGCGGTGTCAGTAAACTCATTCTCATAAAAATTAACATCGCTCCAGTGCTCATCTGAGCAAACTGGTTTTATCCAATAGCAGTCTGATAAAGATAAACCATAATTGGAAAGCATAAAAGAAAAAGGTGCTATACCAAGACACGTCAACCCTTGTCTTGTAACAGGTATGCTGCGTGAATGCAACCACTTAGTTAGACTTTTCTTGTTATTTACAGACAATGGTAAATGCTCTTTTAGCTCCGGGTTTACACTTAAACTTTCAACGGTCTCATCACTCACAGCGAATACACAAACCGGCATATCTTTATGCATTAATTCATAATAGTCCATCCTTCATACCTCTCTTGATTTAGCAACTCCTGCATACCCTCTTTTACCTCCTGTTGATGCTCATACACACCAACCACTGTCTCTGCAAGCATACGCTTAATACTGTCTGGCAAATTGGAAATATTTTCTGCAAATTCTTCCTTGTATACTATCTCACTGTTATGCTCAACTAGCACACTACTGTCAATTACTCGCACAACATACAGCATTTCATCCCGTACTATACAAATAGACCAATTATTATTATACAATTTAATTTCAGGCATTAGCAATCAACCCCCTACTTGCCAAATAGCAATCCCTAAACTCATCACCATTTTTAATTTTTCGATTATTATCAATACATACAGCCTCCAACTCACAATCAAATTTCATAGGGTGCTCATAAAACAATACGATATCTTTCATTCTGCTTATTTTATCAATCCAGTCAGCACAACTATCCCCGCAAGCGGTACCCCAAATAACACGGTCTGTTTTTAACATAAGAATTAAAGCCTTTACCCCCACCAGATATTCGAGTAATAGGAATAATACCTAAAATAGGGCTCTCCACAGCATAATTAGATAATAAAATTGATTTATCTACATCAGCTATCATTTCTTTCACTAGCAGGTCTTGTAACCACTCTTTCTGATAACGATTATTAAAATAAACATCTACATCTCTATTGAAATTATCTGGTTCATTACACGTTACATAAAGCATACATATCTCCTGCTCACTTGCTAAAAACTCTTTGCTTCCTTAGTGTTACTATTCTTAACAAATTCAGACTTGTCAATAACCTCTTTAATCGGATATCCGTGCTCTTTTCTCCAAGCATTCACCATTATCACCACATCATACATTGTCTGTACGACCTCGTAGCATTCTTCCTCATTAACAGAAATAAAATTATCTCCAGGGTATCTAGCGTCATAATAGTAATCTTTCAGTGTAGACAATTTATTCCTATCCAATATGAAGGATGGTTCCTCTCGATGTATAACATCATACAAACCTCTAAGATTGTGAGATACCATTAACTTCTCGATACCCACACAAACTACCTCCGCTATCGACTTTAACATCTTCTCCGCTATCTGCTGTGCTTGCGCTACCAGAGCATTATAAAACGGTCTATCTATAGCGCACTCTAAATAAAGCAACTCATTGTAAGCAATATCATAGTAATTGTTCTCTATCATCTCAACCTCCTAAAATCTCTTCGTAAATTTCGTGCAAACAAAGATGAATTCTTTTCGAAATACTCAGATGAGACAAATATAATTTCTGCCCCTAATTCTTCCGCATCATCACGTAACGGTCCTGTTACTGTACGTGGCGGTCTCTCATTAACAATTACACAAAAATCGATATCGCTAGAGGTCTTATACTCTTCTCTAGCATAGCTGCCAAATACACCAACTGAGACGTATTGCAATCCTGCAGCATCTATCAATCTTAATACAGCCTGTTCCCTATTCTTAAAATCTCGTTTTAACGCATCTGATACATACATTGTCCTACCTCCAATGCACCCTCTTAACTAATAACTCAAAATATATCTGTCATGCTGCCCCTTCTCATACTAAAAATAACGGCATTTATTTACACACGGCTGGCATACAATACATCTTCGCAACACTTCATAACAACCATTGTTCTTATCCGCTATCAGCGTATATACCTCCGCTTTCATCATACCATACTTAGGAATAAAAACAACCTTTCATACTAGAAAAGGTGACAAAAAGCCACCCTTTTGATTATTAAGTATCAATACTCCAATTTATCTTCAGCCCCAACGTATAGACTTTTCCTGCGCAATTACCTCATAATAAGAGCCTCTTTCTTTTAAATAGTCATTTTCCCGAAGACGTATAATTGTATTTTGAATCAACTTTTCATTTACATCTATCGCACATCCATGCGTATCTTGTACAATATCCTCAACAGTAAACATACCACTTTTTGATAGAATTAAATTCGTTAATACAAAATTATTATTTGCTCTTCCCACTATGCTCTTTATACACATACGCATCTCTCCGTTATTCTCTTATTAATTCCATTGTTCTAATAAGCTTCTTATTCGTTCTACAATCCTTTTACCAATACTACTACCAATTTTCTTTCTAAACACTTCATAATTATTCCCTTGGTCAGAATTTATATAAATATAAAACGACAACAAATATCTCCCCCTGCATTATTGAAGTGTTTTGAAACTACTTTATAATTTCTAAGTTTACAATTTTATCATACATTATTGAACTCTCTTGAATTCCTGTTTGTTTCATCCAAGCTGGAAAATACTCCAACTCATCTCTCTGCTCCGTAAAGCGCCCACTCCTGCTCAGTTTATTCCAGCTATTTCTGTTAATCCATTTTATTTATACATTCCCTTGTTCTTATTCCTAAGTAATCCATCCCATCATGCCATACTTAGGAATAAAAACAACCTCTCTTTCCAAAATTAAAGGCGAACCCTACTACTGTACCCACCCCTTTTGGGGAGAGGGTGGCAAAGCCACCCTCCTGCTAATTCAATTTCAAATCTAATTTCCATACCACTGTTGCATCATACTGGTCAGGCGCCAGCATCTCAAGACTAACCACCGGTTCCACTTTAAAGTCTACTGTTTTCTCCGCCTTTCCGCCATTCCAAGCATTTGCAGTTGCTTTTACTACTACGCTGCCCTCACTCAGTAATGAGTAACTGCCGCCACTGCTTCGGCTGTAAGCATTCAGAGAGTAAACTTCTCCTGTGTTTCTACCTGATAATCCCGATAACGCTGCCATACTCAAAGTACCTGTCAGGCTCTTATTCCCACCTGCTCTTACCTCTATCCCGACCTCCGCATACTTGCCCGGTGTAAGGGTTCTTGGTATTCTTACAGCTGCAGTAGAAACTGTAACAATGCACGTTCCCACCTCCGTCTTTCCATCACTTGCATAAACTGTAATGGTTACTACGCCATTAGAAACACCAGTTACTACACCACGCTGCGTCACAGTTGCGATACCATGGTCTCCTGAAACGTAAACTCTTCCTGTGTCACTCAGCTTAGGATGCACAAACCAATCCCCTATACCGATTGTGTCCCCAGCTAAAATAGATACTTCTTTACGTATCTTTTCACCATCATCCAGAGTAACCGTTTTATACTGCTGGTAAAGTACTGCATCCTCCCTGAACTCATAAACCCCAGCCGGTACGCAATTCACTTGCTTTCTAAATACATCAAGCCAGCTCTTGTCCTCTACTACATCCTCTTTGGAGCCTTTCGAATCTGTACACCATACTACCGGCACTACATCCGTTTCCCTCTTACCGGCTTTTCTGTAAACCTGCACTAAATCAGCGATTGTAAAACTCGGGAATACATACCCCCTATCAGTTGCCTTACGTCTATCTACCGCTTCTCCGGTACGTGCGAACCAGGCATTTAAATACTCGTTGTTCGTTGCGTATTGTCTGGCAGCATTTGGATAACTTGCTTCTTTCAATTTATCCCAGCCCGCCGTTGTATAGTACGCTGTTGCAGTCTGTGCTGCCGGCATTGCACTAACCGGATCGTAACCGTTCGAGTCATAGCTAATCGTAATACTCTTCTGGTATAAACCGTAGTATACGTTGTCTCCCTTTACTATCACTTTCTGATCACCGTAGCACTCCACTGTTGCCATACAGTCTGCTTCTCTCGTCCACCCCATTGCGGTCCAACCATTCTTAATTATCTGCTTCGGCACGGTTATTTTATCTTTTATCTCAAAAAGATTAATTCGGAAACTTCCCCGGTATGCCTTGGCGCTCTTTGTCTGTATTTCCTTTTGCTGAACAAAGTACACATGATTGTCTTTGCTGTACTGTGCATAAAATACGGTTCCCTTCTTAAACCTCATCTTGGTGCCGGCTTTGTACAATCCAGGCTGACTCTCAGAACTCCATACGGGTTCTTCCTCCTCAGATGAACCGCCGGAGCTGCCTGAGCCATCATCAAAATCATCAAAGATTTTGTGACCGCCATTAGAACTGCCATCCTCGCTATCGTCTTCCTCTTCATCCTCTCCTACAACACTGGTTATCCCCTCATAGCTGTCCTTCCAATACTGCTTTGCATAACTTATTTCTACCCAGCCATCAAAAGTCCATCCACTAATACTTTCTGCTTCCGGAAAAGTTATTGCTTCAGACACTTTGTCTTCATCACCACTGCTTCCACCACTACTACCATGACTGCTACTGTCGTTGTCATCTTCTTCGCCCTCCGGAAATACGAGATTCTTCACCTTTTCCCGTCTATTACTCTCACCTAAATCCCCTTGTTCATCACCCCGATAGCTTACAAAGATTACTTTATCATCTATGGTTTCATCTGCTATCCACTGAGCCACCAATAGTGTAATACCCTTATCCGCACGAATGGAAGCACCTTCTTTGTATGTACGATCATAGTGGTCATCAAATTCTTTCCATTCTATAAAACGATGAAGACTCCGCATAAACTGATTTTTTGCCACCACTGTATACTCATACAAAGTGCATTTCTGAGTTTCCATACTACCGACAATTTCGTCCTCTATACCCGTGCCTGGCGAATAGATTATTTCCGCTTGTATATCTTTTATCCAAACAGCACACAGAGTTACTACCTTTGTTCCATCTGGTTTCTGATAGCTGCTGCAACCATTACTGCCCAGCGGCAAACAGCACACTTTCTGCCCTGTCCTATAGAGATTACCGAACTCGCTTAGTCTTCGCTGATACTCATCATACGCACGATTATACTCATCTAAAGCATTCTTCAACTCCTGCTCACCACCAGAAGCCCCACTCGAGCTTTTCCACTTATCATAAGCACTATCAAAGTCTCTTCTCGCATTCTCTAGTTGACTCGTTGCATTCTCACACTGATCAACGAACTCCCGCAGTACCTCCTGGGGCGCCCAACCAACAAACGTGTAGCCATCTCTTGCTTCCAGACTAATATCTGGAATAGTGGTATCCTGCTGGTATGGATAAGTATCTTTCTGAATACGTCTTATCGTGGTCGTTTTCCCGCCACTACTGTATACTGCATCTTCCCCCTTCTCCATGCTCTGATAGAATTCTGCTGTATTAAAATTCGTTGGTACCGGGTCACCATCTGATGCTATCATACCATCCACATACTGTACTTCGTACTCATCCCTTGGTTCCCACTGGGCATAAAAGATTCGTTCCTGTGAAGTATTTCCCGCCCAGTTGTCATCTGTATCCCCCGCCTCGTAATGCACTCCGGTGCCATCCGCTTTACTATTCCAACCCGTAAAGTAATACCCCGGACGTGTAAAATTATCTGCCCCCAGCAGTGCATAATCTTCGTATCTGTATGCTGTATCAACACCTGTATTTTGACGCCCGTTGTGTAGTGGAAGTACACCGCCGTCACCGCCTAACTTACTTCCTGTCCCTCCGTTGGCATCATAAACTACATTGTATGCTTTGGGGAGCCAATGTGCGTATAAATCCATATCCTCACTAGGGTAAATAGTGGTACTCCCACTGTAGGAAACGCCAGTACCATCTGCGTTACTCCGCCATACAGGATTACCAAGTTGCTGCTCTGCAACCCATGCCTCACTGGCTGTGAAACCAGCTTCATCGTAGTCAAGTATACTGTATGGGTGCTTCATTGTCCCAGAGTCGTTTTGTCCAGTCTTCTTTATTAAAACCCCTGTAACAGTGTCATATTTCCCATCATCCAGTATCTCCATACTCGCTTCACCGTTCAGTGCATTAAGATGATAGCGTACGGACACCTCTGTAATCTTTATCTCTGCACTAGAGTTCCCTGTATAAACTATCCCCATATTAGTTCCTGTTGCTCTTTTGTCACTAGCAAGATTGCCATTCCACAGTTTTCCGCTGTAGTCATCGGAATTCTCATACCTTCCTTGAGCAGCTGCTGTGCAATTAATACTATAAGTAAACTTCTTCCCTTTAGTTTTCAAGTCAACACCGCTGAATACCACAGTATTCCCATCTACTGCAACACTTACACTGCTACCTCCGTTATGTGAAATATCCCAGCTTCCATCACTCTTCTTATTAACAGAAAGTTTACTATCCAGCTCCACTGTGATTGTGCCACTGTGAATGCCAAGTTTACCATCACCCGCAGTAACCTTATTTGTAATTCCCGAATTACTTACTGTCACTGCCCCAGTTGTCTCATTGGTTACAGTGGTTGTCTGCGTTCCATCAAATGGAAAATTATACTCTACATCATACCCGGTTAAGAAGTACCTTTTCCAATGCTCATCCCCTGTGTAAAATTCTAACCACAAATCACCATTTTTAAGGTCTTTATTATCTTTTTGAGGCAACTTCGTTTTCTTAAGCGAAAAGACGACCTCCTCATACCCACCTTTGTTGTTGACTACATCTAATCTCTTATCATTATTATACAATCCTACCGTGCGCTCTATATCAATATTTTTACTAGCTACACTACCATCCTTTGTAAGCTTCACTTTTGCAAGGGAATGATAGTCACCAGAAGTATCATTACTACAGCCAAACAATACACTTACTTTATTGCCTGATGTAAAACCGACACCATCAAGCCCCTCTACCTTTGTATTCCATACCTTTGCCGGGTTATCATCAGTCGTTCCATCCGGAGGATACGGAAAGTAACTTCCCAAATTAATACTAACAGCGGAAATAGTATCACCATACCGTTTTTCTACAAAAATAAGCTGCCATCTACACTCACTACTAGCACCATGTCCATCAGGGTCCCATGGTCTGATATTACAAACTGAATAATCTCCGTATCCCCCATTTTTATCCTTCTTTACAAAACTTGTAATATCTGCGTAATAACAATACATACTATGAATAACATCAGCATCACCTTCGGTACCCTTACCATCATCCGAAAGTATTTGTCCTCCACCCGGAGCTACATCCTTAAATTCTTTATCTGCGGTTACTTTCTTTGCAGTACCGTCAGGTCTCACCAATGCAACAGTGTTTGCTTTATTTTTACGCGTTTTTCCATATTTCTCATTTTTACTAAAGTATGTAGTTTGAGTATCCCCTCTTGTCTGCCATACTAAATACGCCTTATAAATCCCCTTAGAATCTCCTTTTTCTATATTTCTTGTAGTGCTATTATAAATCTCTTTTGCAGCTTTTGTATTACTTGTGGACTCAGACAATCCGAGCGCCCTGGCTGCCGCAGCCTTCCGTTTTGTATTGGCTGTATTCTGGCTATACTTATTCTCGTATGACGTCGCAGCTGCATTTTTATAAAATTGAATACCTTGCTCTTCTCCGCGAGCCTGAATCCAATCCATTAACTGATTGGTTCCAGACCAGTAGTAGTTAGATGCACCAACCCAATTCACCTGATACTTACCAAATGCTGTAAAAATGCTGCTTGGTCTATCTCCACCATACTCACTTTTGTCAACGGCTTTCGTGCTTGCTTCCTCTTCCACTGGCTCTTCTTCATCATCCAAGCTAAATGTAGAAATAGCATTGCTTATTTCATCTTTTAGCTTGTCCCAATTGGTGTCATAGCTTTTGCCTCCGCTGTCATCTGAAGTACCTCCGCTACCGCTACTATTCCCCTGCGGGTAAATCGTTTTTTCTGTGTTTGTCTCTTCAGTAGTCTCCACTTCGGTTAAATCTACCAAATCATCATCTACCAAAGAAGCTCTGGTTACGGCAGGACTTGTGAGCACCACTGCGGCAGCTAAAAATCCTGCTAAAAATCTTTTTCCTTTCATAAGCAATCCTCCTTAAAATTAAAAAGGGGCTTCCAATTCCGAAGAACCAGAAGCCCCTGTTACTTACATTACAATTTATCTTACACCAACTATACACTACCATTTTAGTGTGCCAACGTCTATCCAAAGTTTATGAAATCTTTAGAATTATCCTCTCAAGTCCTACAGCAGATTTTCCGATACTCTTTATAGCACCAATTAACAAAGAGAAATCTTATTAATGACACTAGGGAGGTTTGTATGAATAAAATAACAGTGTACTCTGCGCAGCAGACAAAACCTGAAGTAAATGAACCCACGCAAAAATTCAATTACCTTCCTTATCTGGAAAAGTACCACGCAATACCTCCAGATTACAGTGTGACATCCATGCGAAATGCAATATCAAAATTCAAACAAGTATTCACCCCATCAGTGAACACTATAGACGCTTGCACAATAATCGCAAGCACACTTTGTCGCAAGGATTATCCTTGGAATACACGTAAAGCATCCCTTACACGCTTTAGAGATACCGGTATACCTGTATTTGAGGGTGTTAGCAGGACTATTGATCCGATACACAAAATTACAGAAATGATACTTGCTTCCTATCGCAGTGATGCTGAAAACGAACGAGTAAAGCTAAACGAAGCTGACATCTTCACTATAGCATTCGTGTTTTCGTATTACCTGGAGCAGCAATTAAAAAACATCAGATTCCATCATGCTGAAGAGCTCAATCACATTTGTGAATTGTCCGGAACATTTAGTGACACTTACCGAACTCTTGAAACACGAGATTTGCTTGATAATGCAGAACCTATAACACTTAACATCGACAGCGCTGCAATAATTAATGCATTCAAATCATTCATAGCTTGCCACAACTTGCCTGCTGCGTAGGGTGCACTCTTATTCATACCGTATTAAAATGTTGACACACTAAAATAGTAGTGTTTCCTAAGGACTTACAAGTTACCGTAAGTCCTCTTTCTTATTTACCATTTATTCCCTTTATCATCACTTTGTTATAAGGGGGCTCTTACCTGAAAATTGGTTTTCATTTCAGTACCATTGTGTCAAAAGGGACTTCCGATTCCGAAGAACCAGAAGTCCCTGTTACTACTCTAAAAACCTAACTACTTGATTAATACCGTTTCATTTGAGTGTCTTACATATTTGCAACCATCAAACAAGCTGATTTCCCCGACATTCTTACTCTTCAATATCATAACAACTGCACCGTGATAATCAATAACTTCAAAATTCTGTAACACATACTCTTTCAATTTTGAAGAAATCGGCATATCCTCCAACAGCTTACGAACCTTTCGGTAATAGGTATCAACATCCCCAAACAGCTTCTTAGCCTCGCACTCAATTCCAGGCACATAATGTTGCCGCACAATAACAGCATTTGTACCATAATGTCCACACCATCTGTCAAAAGCTTCTTTTGAATCTGCTACACCAATGAGCACCATGCCTGTATCCTCTGTCTCGTTCTCCTTCGTATTAGCCATTGCAACAAGAGTTTTTGCAATCTTTTCAATACACTTGTAATTTACTGTGTCACTATTGTGCTCTGAAATCCCTATCTTAAACTCTGTCATCTGTCTCTCTAAAATGGAGCGACTGAGTCGCTCATCCAGATCGCTTACAATAGGCAAATCTTTTTTAACAGCCACGCTCTTAGAGAATGCCGGTTTTAACATTTTATACAGATTATTAGTTTCTATCCACTCTTTTTTATAATCCACTTCTTGTGCCCGTGTAAACTCGGCAAACACTCCACATGAATCCTTGATACACTCTGCCACCTTCTTGTAGTCAGTAATGCAATACTGCTCCTCCAGCAAATGATATACTGCTAAGAATAACATCTTAAAACACTCATCCTTATTTCGTAGAACTTTTTCTGAAAATAAATAATCAGAAAATGTGGAGCCAACAGCGGTGAATACATTGTCAATTACATCAAATGTTTCAACAAACTTCTCCTCTAAACATTCTTTTCCTGCTGCTACAACCAAATTCTCTATATTCTTTCCAGGTTTAGTACTCCTATCATACAATGCATCCAAATACGCTTTACTTTTCTTAAATTCCTCACCAAGCAATACAGTCGCAAGTAAACATGCAATAATTTCCTCATCCTTTGATTCCCGTATTCCTGGTTTAGTAACCAATTCATGTCTGCGCCAGAATACCGTCTCAATATCCACACCAAATCCATGCTCTTTAGGTCCCACACTAATTTGCGACATATCACCTAACCAGACGCAATCCTCGTAAGTACAGTCAACACGAATATCACTCGCTATTCTTCTAACCAAATCAGCAAATTCACTAGACGAACCAGCCTGACGTAAATCATGTGAAGAAATCTTCCTCCCTTTTGAATTAATTCTCCTAAAAATTTCTTCTATTTTCTCCTGCTCCTGACCAGTAAGTATTACCGGAAGTTCGCTATCTGCAAAATCCAAACAAGTATCAATGGGTAACAAGTTGCTATGTTCCTTCCACTTTCTGTCTTTCTTAAGCACACTTGCCGATGGTATAGCAGAAATATCAAAATACTTGATATCTTTACTGTTGCCAAATCTGACACCAAAATCTCCACGGATAAATGAGAAAATGGCATCTAACCGCTGCAACCCATCGACAATTTCATAAACCTGCTCTGCTTTACCTGTCATGTCTGTTCGCTCATAATGATTAATAATAATTGCCGGAGTAGGGAATTGACTCATAATCGAGTTAATAAATAATTGTTTCTCTTCCAAAGTCCAGACCAATTTACGCTGATATCTTCTATTTACATATAACTCCTGACCAAAATACCAACGAGCGACCTGATTAATATTACATCCATCAACATTAATTTTATGGCTCATGCTTAACATCCTCCACACAGTCAATTTCTCCTTTCACTCTACAACTTTCTAGGCGTTTGCGAAACGCCAGAACCCGCATAAATACGGGATTCTTTTTGTTATAATATAAAACAACTCCTCACTGGTTTATGGTAAAATAGAATTGTCCAGAAACTATCTACCAATCCACCAAGAAAGGAGTTGTACCTATATGATAACATACAAACAGCTTTCTTTGGCAGATATTTTTACCGATTACCAAAATAAATTTGATAATGATAAATACGAGTTCCTTTCTTTGCTTAATGAAACCATCATCCTCGATGAAATTGTCCCGGTGTCTTTTGTTTCCCATTTCCATGCTGCCACCGGCAGACCCAGAAAGCACCTTCTTTATCCGATGCTCAGGGCTCTGTTATTACAGCTCATTTTCTCGATTCCTACCACTTCCCTCCTGATTATATTTTTGAAATACTCTCAGGAATTACGGGATTTCTGTGGCTTTGATGTTGTTCCTGACGCCTCTAAATTCACACGTTTCAAACAGGATTTCTTATTGGACTTACAATCAATGTTTGACAGGCTGGTTGACCTGACCGAACCGATATGCCAACAGATTGATAAGGAAAAAGCATCTATGCTTCTCTTTGATACCTCCGGTATTGAAGCATGGGTAACAGAAAATAATCCCAAATACGCCAACCGTATCATTAAACAACTGAAATCTTTTAAAAAGGCGAATGGGCTGGATGATTCCTTTGCCCCTTATAAAGCCGCCTACGGTTCCATGCCGCCTCATGCTGCAGCTAATCCCGCGATTCAGCAGATGTACATTAACGGGCATTTCTGTTATGCCTTTAAATTCGGCATCGTTACAAATGGGCTGGGTATCGTCAGACATATTTCCTTTTACAACAAAGATTTTCTTGCATCCCATCCTGAAATCATTGTGGAAAAGAAATCAGATTCCCCGGACGAGGACAAAAGCCTTGCGGATTCCAAAGCACTAATCCCGACAATCAGTGACTTCTTTCAAACGCATCCGCTTATCAATCCCAAAACGTTTCTGGGAGATGCCGCTTTCGATTCCATCGAGATTTACAAATACCTGCTGCAGGAAGCGCCCTTTGAAAAAGCATATATTCCTCTGAAAAACAAGTTAAGGATCGAAGGCATCGATTACACCGTCAACGACGATGGCGTCCCCTGTTGTCCACATGATGCTTCACTTCCGATGAAGCGTGAAGGAAGCAAATCCCATTTACGCTGTGGAATTCCAACCATGAAATTTGTCTGTCCCAAGATGAAATGGGAACGGGACAACATTACAAAGAAAACCAAACGCGTATGCCACTGTGACAACCCGTGTACAGCATCTTCCTGCGGAAGAATGATTTACATCTATCCGGAACAGAACCTCCGTGCTTATCCGGGGGCTATCCGCGGCACATCGGAATGGGACTCCACCTATAAAATCCGAGTGAATGTAGAAAAATCCATTAACCACTTTAAGGACAGCTTTTGTGTTGCCGGGCGCAAAACACAGAATGAGAAAACACTCCATGCGGATTTGCTCCTTGCCGAAATTGCCCAGCTGATTACCGTAATGGTTGCAGATAAAATCCATAAACATCAATATATCCGCAGCTTGAAACCTCTAATTGCATAAGTATCTATGGTTCATATTCCTTTACTGTCAGATACCTGTATCTGTTTTATTTTCGTGCCCTAAAATCCTGTTTTTTACATACACTTTCTGAAAATCAGCCTATGTCAGATTTTGTTTTGTTGGAATCAAGGTTACCTACTTGTTTCGCAATTACCTATACAACTTTCGCACTACTCTCGTATCCACTGTCACTCTTGCTCTTCGTAAAGTTGCACTCCTTGTGCCCACCACTATATCCATGGCAAAAAGAAACAGAACTCGTTAGACTATTCAGCTCCGCCTCCGTGATTGTGCTTACTTCCTCGTCGCTGTAGCCCCAATAAATCCCCTTTAGGTAGTAAACTTCACCAGTTCTCGCATCCTCCCTAAAGGGTTCGTAACTCACATGGATACTGCTTGTATACGGGCTAAGCTCTTTCTTACTATAACCTTCCGCTGTGTAGTATCCTGTCGCCGTTGTGCCTTCATCTGCTTCGGCCTCATATACCACTGCGCTGCTGTATGACTTTGAAAATTTGTATACAAACCACTGCCATGCATCGGCTACGCTGCTATACTCACTCTTCCCTTGCAGCCAATTCTGATACTCAGTAATTTTCACCGCTCTGCAATCTGTAGCACTATAAGGATTCACTTTCCACTCATTGCTCTTTTCTATAAGTGACTTACTCTCCCCCGCATAACTGCTATCCGCCTCCATACTATGAAAAGCGATGCTGTGACCACCACCGCTGCCAACTCCCCTGTCCACAGGATAACTCTTTGGTGCTGTACTTATACCAACATTCGTTAGTTCTATTTTTCGCACTACACCATTCATACTCACGGAACTATACTTCAGATACCCACCATCCGATACACTATTATCGAGCACACCGCGATAATCTCCTACCATCTGGGCGCGTTGCAGCCGCCTGTAATCTCTTTTAAATTCTGTATATACACCACTATCATTCCCATTCTCTACATCCAGATAACTGACTTTCCAGGCATTGTTTCCCGTCACCACCTCCGGAGTGAACACTTTCACCAACATACCAAATCCATCTTCGGGGAACAGCCTTCCACCAAGACCCGACTCTTCTAAATACCCACCAACTATAGCCTTCAAATTACCATACGTTACACTATTACCCAATGCCAATACCTGCTCTATTACTTTCCTGTCTGTAACCCAAGCATACCTTGTGCAATAAACTGTCTGATCCAGCCCATAATCAATGCACCCTCTCAGATCATCTATACTGCTAACGCCCGCATTACTAATTCCGGCATCAATACCATCCTGCGCATAAACACGATATGCCTCTAATGACTCCGTTCCGCAGTCTACTGTAACTTTCTCACCTCCAGTGTATTCCCGCTCTCCGTATAAAATACTGTAAGGTTTAGCGTAATACCTTGTTAAACCAGTTCCCTCCTTTGGCTCCTCATTCGTTACATAAGAAACGCAATAAATTGATGGAGCTTGCTCATAAATACCGACGTAAATAAGTGGATTTATTGGTACTCTATTCAAACTCAATGTGATGACTTTTTCATCACCCAAAGCCTCTTGTAAAGCATTCTTCCTATCGCATTTCCAAATGCTCATATTTGCCCCATTGACACCAGCCTGAATGCAACTACCACCTTCCGGTAAGCTACTGCTGCCCCAGCAATTTCTTGTGTCATCCAGATACCCCTCCACTGCATTACTACTTGGTCCAGCATACGCATACGCTTCAGTAAGCACCAAATCCCTCGCAGTGCCATTCACACTCTGATCTTCTAAAAACCTTGAAAACCCCCATGCGCTGCCATCCTGCCCATATAGTGAACGCTGCATACTGTCAATGCCACTATACTCCTTGCCACCCGATGTAGCCGAGAATAAATGCAGTTCGCCAGCACTATCACGATAGTATCTTAATTCTACCTGTGGTGCGTATACAACATAATTTCCTTGCACCACCCAATCGCCACCAAGTCCCTCCAAGGAAAGCACTTGATTCTGTAGCCCGTCACAATTATTTTCCCATACTGTCTGGCTATTTCCCACCACCCCTGCCTCAGTACCACCTTCAATACTCAAAGGTTCTCCTAAATCTCCTGCAAAGCTGGTACCCTTCTTTGCAAAGCTGATACTATCTAGTTGCCACTTATTACACCCATTATGCCATACTGTCTTTTCTAACCCATGCGAATTTAATTGGCTATTCAGGCTAATATTGTCATCAAAACTCTTGCCCCTCACAGTATCCTTGACGCTAACATCTAATCCAACATTTGCACCATTATAAAACTGTTGCCTATATGCAACCCTATACTCTTCCGAATTTCTCGAGTAGTATGCTGTCAGTACGGTGTTGTGACCAACTCGTATCTCTGTGCTCTCCAGCAGATTGTATAACCCTGACTGTTTATTATTTAGTACAAAACCTTCTCTTGTAAAAACGGCATTATGCCCATTGGCGTCTATCAAGCTACTCCCATCTGTTAATTTGTATACACCACTCTCAAAGCTCTCTAAATCAAGAAAAGCTTCTCCGCTGTAAGCCTTCCCATCACCGCCGAGTGCCTTTTCTATCTTTACACCGTATAAGCTGCATACCTTTCCACCATCCTTAATCGTCTTTGTAAGCCCAAGCTCCTTTAGCGTTTTGACTGCACCTACCTGTTCTTCAACTGCCGCTTCACTTACTGTAGTATCGGTGTTACCTCTTACTTTCTTCTTTCCGAAGTCCTCACTAATTCTAACTTTCAGTTTTAAATTGTAGAGCTCTTTAAAACGGGCTACGCCTTTCCAATCCCTTGTAGACTTCCATACCTCTAAAGACCTAATATCCTCCTCAGTACGCTCCCAGCTATCACCCTTTTTCTCTTCTACACACAAAACAGGTTGCGCATAAACTATCACTTCACCCGTCTCGTAATCTGGTACTACACCCTGTTGAACAGCATAGTCGAATACTTCTGTTGAATCGAATACATACTTTCCCTCAGCCTCCTCTCTGTACTTTTCAAGTTCCGGAACATCATCAGGAATACTACAATTATCGATACTATCAGCTGTTATACACCAACCCTGCACACGCCATCGGTATACCGCATTCTCCCAGTCCTCATAATTCACTTGCACTGTTGTTGTCTCTTTCATACCCGTTGAACTATAACTCGCAGTGGCTAACTTCTCTGCCGCTACCATGCTGTTACTGCCAAGTACTATTGCACTTGTACACACTAATGTAAAAATCTTGCACCTATTCCACATACCGCAAACACTCCTATTCCTAGACCCCTATCAAAATCACACCGTATTTGCCCGCTATACCAGCAAGTATCAGAAAGCATACAGCAATAAGTGCAATTCTGACTACTTTTTTCGTAATCCTTGTTGCAATAAAAAGGACCACCATTATTCCTACCACTACCACAATATCCATGCTACCAATCGTTTCCCATAACATCTTTGAATACACCCCATTTCTCCTTAGTTTCTGAACTCTCAAACTCTTCTTCGAACTCCTGCAAGCTCTGACTGATACCTTCTTGTACGCTGTCACCCTCTACAGTTATACTACTTCCACCATCCAGTACTTTCATAATTTGTGTAACTAGAAATGCAACCACTATTAAGACTACAACTACTTTATATCCAAAATTGAAAGCACCTCTATCACTGTTGCCCTCGTCAGCCCTAGCGCTGGTCTCCTCTTCTAATTCATCCTTCTGCATACTTTTCCTCTCTTAAATTCTGTAATAATAAGTCATTTCTCTGAAGCTGTTCATTCCTCTCCTGAAATTCCTCGTAGCTTATCTCTCCATTACAAAACTCCTCTTTATTCTTATTTTTAAACTCCGTTTGCCACCTCACTAATGTAGCAAGCACTAAACTCACCTTCCTTAAAAAATAATTAGGGGTATTGCAAACGCAATACCCCTGTATCATACTAATTGTATAGCTATTCCTTCTGCTGCTGTCCGTAACTGCTCTTCGACAAAATGCACATACGTCTTTTCACATACTTCCCTGCTGTTGCCTAAAATGGTGCAGATAGTTTCAACTGGCACACCGTTCCTAAAGTACAAGCTAGCGCACGTGTGTCTTAGCACATGTGTTCCACAATACTGCACCTTAGTTCCAGCCAACTTCTCAATACCCTTTATCTCGTCAGAAACATTTTTTATTGTCGGAACCTTTCCACTACTGGTTGCCATAACAAAATCTTCTGGCTCTCCACCGTATTCATCCCAATGCTTTTGTAGTAGTTCTCTTGCTCTCTCGTTTAAAGGCACATACCGACTCTTACCACGCTTTGTAGAATTCTGTACCACAAATTCTACACTCTTAATACCTTTTGCCTTCATACCTTCCGGATCATTCCAGTCGTAATTCCTGTTCTTTCTCTCTATAACAGTTTTACAAACATAAACTGTTCTCTTCTCAAAGGACACATCTTTCCATTGCAGGGCTAGCAACTCTCCAATTCTCAACCCCATAAAAATATTTGCCCCTATCACGTAAGAGTAACGGAACCTCAATTTTCCCGTACCCCACCGAGCTTCACACCCCTGTAAGAATGCATCAATATCCTCTTCATCAAAAAACTCGATACTCTTAGCTTTCTTCAAAACCCTATCTGCTCTTGGTAATACAGCAGCCATCACCGGGTTTGTGAAACCATCATTAATTGTCTGGTATTTGTAGAAAGCATTCAATGCATTGTAAGCCTTCTTAATTGATGAGTAAGACAGTCCTTTTGCAACTAATCCGTTAATAAATTTATCAACGTCCCTTGTAGTCACGCTCTGATAGCGCAGCTTTCCTAAATCCGAAGTAGCTATCTGATTTTTTACTGTACTCTCAAGCCTATCATATGAAGCATCTTTTAACTCCTTCCACTTCACCGTTTCTAACCAATCAAGCATAGCCGAAGTTACTGTTCGTGCACTCTGTCTCTTCACAGACTTTATTGCTTCCTTCTCCAGTGCACTCATTAATTTCATACACTCTTTTACACTAGCCCCTCTGGTACTCCTCCTCACTCTTGTACCATTTGGCAATTCAATTACTTTCTTATAAACAATCTTATCTCCCACTTGAGAAAATGATCCCATCCCCCTGGGTAACTTTGGTAATTCTTCCAT